GCTCAAGCCACGCCTCGCACGACGCGTGGTGGTCGGGCTGCACCGCCCAGCCGGTCCACAAGTTCAGCGTGTCACCGGTCTCCTCCTGGCCGGGCCGACAGTCGACGAACCGGTAGTTGCGGCGCCGCGGGTCCGCCAGCCATAGCTTGGCACGCGACACGCGCTTGCCTTCACCATCGATGGCATAGTCCGTGGCGTACGCACGCGTGAAGTCCTCAGTTAGCTGAAAGTCGATGACTTCGCCGGGCTTGACGTCGGTGCGCGCAATACGAAACTTGCCGCTAGTGATGACGGCGAAACGGTCGTTGTACTCGAGCAGCGCCGTCGTCGCCTCGGAGCCCATTAATTGCTGAATCTGGCGAACAACCTGCTCCTCCCGTGACTGTTCAATCAGCCGCCCGGCGCCGGTTATCTTCTCTCCAGCCTCACCGCGCTTGTAGGTGTTGCGCAAGGTCTTGATGCGGGTCGCGTCGCGGTCACCCTGGAAGTCCATCACAGCCTGAATGAGCTGCTCCGCCTCAGTTAGGCTCCATTCATATTGGAACAGCATCCCGGACAGGTGCTTGTTGTACTCGTTGCGGCTGCCCTCGTTCCACAGGTGGCGAGCGATCAGCACGGCGATGGCCGTCTTCTTTGCACACCAGATCAGCTCAGCCGCGGACGATACGGACGGCTCGGAGCGCAGCGTCTCACTCCACCAGATAAGCTCGCCAGTGTCCTCGTGCAAGCTGCCGGGCATCACGGTCTGATAGCCGCCGTCGCCGCGCAGCTCCAGGATCGTGTCGTCGGTCTTCGGGTCAATGAAGCGAACCCACTTGAAGGTCGGTTCCGGTATAGTGTAGAGAAAGTGAGAGGACGGCTTGCTCTTGCGACCGAATTTTGCCTTGGTCAGCGGAAAGAAGGTATTAGCGAAGTACGTGGCCTCCAGGCAATCGAGGTCGAGGTCGATTGGTCCTTTTTGCACCGGGCCGGTCACGATGCCGACGCCGTATCTGTTATTACGCCACATCAAGTCATCAGGAGGGACGTATTCAGGGTTGGTGTACGCACGACTGACGGCAGCTTTGCTACGGTGGTGGAGCATGACGGGCTTGAAGCCGTTCGAACGAATCCAATGCAGCGTCTGCATTACTTGGTCGGACGAGCCGCCGGTCTCGTGTTGACGAGGCATAAGCAAATTCCTCCCTGTGCTGTTGTGGTAGACTAAGCTGCGGATGAAAGTTGAGCGACGCGGGCGCGAAGCTCGCGTAATTCCTTCCGTTCGTCGCGCATGCGGCCCAATGTTCTAAGTCGAATGCATTCGACGCAGGCGCAGTTGAACACGTAGCGCTCGCTGACGTGACCTTTCGAGCACGGTCGGCCGGTGTAGTAGCGCTTTTGGCCTAGGTTTCGGGCGGAACTTCGGGATATCAGAAGCATCTAAAATTCCCCTCCGGAACGCAGGAGTTTTGTAGATACTGGAGGCTAGCACGGCCCCTTGAAGGGGTCAAGTGAAAACTCTCGAAGGCCATAATTCCCATCTAAAATTCCACCAAACCACTCTGGACCACTCTGCGTCGATGCCCGTCCGACGGGCGTCTGTGTGGTTTGTGGCGTCTACGGGGTCTACTCCCCACTCCGGGGACGGACCCTTTTTTTCTTTAACTTCTTCTTCTTCTAAGGAAGGAAGGGGTAAAAACCACTCTGACCGCACGTAGGCCCGTCGGACGGGGCTTGAGCGCGTGTGGCTTCAAATATTCCACCCGCACAGGCCAAGATGTAGTTTACCTTTCGTTCACGTTTGGAACTTGGCGGGTTCTGTGGTGTTGACGGAACGTCGCGCGCTGTTCCGTGGGTCTGCCATTGCGCGAGACGCGCGACGCGTGGTATAAACGCAAAGACCTTGTAGGACAGGACAACGCGCGTACGTGAGGACTCAAACCCGCCATCGAATGCCGCGACCTCCACGAGCGTTCGGCCAGAAGGAATCGCCGGAGATAAAGGCGCTCATCCTGGACGGCTTGCGACTCAGCATGTCGATTTCAAAAGCTGCGGAACGCGCGGGTGTGTCGCGCGCAACGGCGTTTAAGTGGAGGTCGGAGGACCCGGCTTTCGCGACGGCGTGGGTTGACGCGGTGGAGGACGGAGTCGACCGGCTCGAGGACGAGGCGATTCGGCGTGCACACGACGGCACGACCCGGCCGGTGTTCTTCAAGGATACGCAGGTCGGTGAGATTCGTGAATACAGCGACACGCTGATGACGTTGGTGTTGCGAGGCAAGCGGCCGAAGGTCTATAAGGAGCGGCTTGAGCACACGGGTGCGGATGGCGGTCCAATTGAGACGCGGTCGTTGACCAAGGAAGAGGCGTTGGCGAAGTTGAAGGAACTGGGCCTGCCGACGCGCATCTTTAACAAGTAGGTGAGCTGCGTTAATGGTGCAGGACATTCGTCTAGTACCGCGGGAAGTGCAAGATGTACGAGTGCCAAAGCGCCCGGTTGACGTGCGCGACGGGTTGGTCGTACAGGACGTGCGCACTGTGATGCAAGTGCAGGACGTGCGCATCGTAACGCAAGTGCAGGACGTGCGAGAATCACGAGAGTGAGGAGGCAGTGATGGCTGAGGACAGCTTGCTTGTTGAGGCGAAAGTGCGTGAAGTGATGCAACGCACGACGCTGGAAGTGGAAGGAAGTTATCGTCCACATTTACCGGGCTCGGCGCTGAACCGGAAGTTGACCCCGACCGGGGTGAATCAGTTGTTCAAGGCACTAGCCGACCATGGAATCACTTTCGCTAGCAAACCTTGACCCGGCGCGAGCGCAAGAAGCCTTATTCGCGCTTGAGCAGTTGGCAGCGCACGAGGCGCGCGAGGAGTTCTGGGCCTACCGTCAGTTCATGAATCCCAACTTTACGTTCGGGTGGTGGCAGCGCGACGTGGCACACGAGCTACAGTCGTTTTCGGAACGATTCCTAGAGGGAAAGCGACCAAAGCTCGTGCTGGAGGCCCCGCCGCAGCACGGCAAATCGATGCAAGTCATCGATTTCATCGCTTGGATGATCGGTTCGCTGCCGTGGCTGAAGGTCATCTACGCCTCGTTCTCGGACCGGTTGGGTGTGCGGGCAAACCTGCGGCTGCAGCGGGCGCTCGACAGCCAGCGTTACCAGAAAATCTTTCCGTCCACAAAGCTTAACTCCGCTAACGTGGTGACCGTGTCATCTCAGTATCAGCGTAACCGTAATATGCTCGAGTTTGTCGGCCAGGAGGGGTCGTTCCGCAACACGACCATTCTCGGTGCGGTGACTGGCGAAGGACTTGATCTCGGCGTGGTGGACGACCCGATAAAGGGGCGGGAGAACGCTAACAGCCCGGCGATTCGTGACAAGACGTGGGACTGGTTTACGGACGACTTCTTTACGCGCTTCTCGGAAGATGCGGCGCTGCTTATTATTCTGACGCGCTGGCACCTGGACGACCCGGTCGGGCGGCTGTTCGATCACTTCGGGCCTGATCAAGTGCGGGTGTTGCGATACCCGGCGCTGGCCGAGAAGGATGAACAACACCGCAAAAAAGGTGAGCCGCTGTTTCCGGAGCTAAAGTCGAGAGCGTTCCTGCTTGAACGCATGCAGCTGATGACGAAGTCGAGCTGGGAGTCGCTGTATCAGCAGAACCCGATTGTGGTCGGTGGAGACTTGTTCCCGATAGAACGGTTTGTCATCAAGCCGCACCAGCCACTTGCTAAAGATATAGTGAAGAGTGTAAGATACTGGGATAAGGCTGGAACAATTGATGGGGGCGCATACACGGCGGGAGTGTTGATGCACCAACTCAAGGATAAGCGATTTGTCGTCGGCGACGTGGTGCGAGGGCAGTTTGGCGCACGCGAGCGTGAGATCCGAATAAAGCAGACGGCACAGGTCGATACGCAACGGGTCGAGATTTGGGTCGAGCAGGAGCCGGGCTCGGGCGGCAAGGAGAGCGCGGAGCGGACGATTGCCAATCTTGCCGGGTTCAAGGTGAGGGCCGACAAGGTGACGGGTGCGAAAGAGACGCGGGCCGAACCGTACGCGGCGCAGGTGCAAGGCGGTAATGTAGAGTTGGTGGCGAGCAACTGGATACGGCCGTTCCTGGACGAGCATGAAATGTTTCCGAACGGGAAGTACAAGGATCAGGTTGACGCGGCGGGCGGTGCGTTCGCCAAGCTGGCCGGGTCACGTTACACGCTTGAAAACGTGTTCTGACGGAGGGTGACGCCGTGGCGTCTAATATTCGCAAGATGCACCCGCGGATTGCCCGCTCCTTCCTGTACGACAGTTTAGTTAACTTGACGACCAGTCTTGGGACGTCGCTCGACAAGACTATTGAGAATCAGTTCGCTCTGAACTTACTAGACAAGGGGCAGCTCGACAATGCTTATCGCGGCGACTGGGTGGCGCGCAAGGCAATCGACATTCCGGCGAAGGATTCGACGCGCGCGTGGCGCGCGTGGCAGGCGAAGCCGGACCAAATAGAGCAAATCGAGGCGGAAGAGAAGCGGCTTGGCATTCAACAAAAGCTGATGCTAGTGCAGCGCTGGGCGCGATTATATGGGGGCGCGGCGCTCGTCATCGGGCTGGGCGACGACCCGACGCAAGAATACAACCCGGAGCGGGTGTCGCGCGGTGGGCTGAAGTTCGTGCATGTGGTGACACGGCATAACATCTCGACCGGTGAGATAAATTGGGACGTGACGAGCGAGTTCTACTCGCGTCCAAAGTATTACACGGTGACTGACCAGACGGGCGGGTTGCCGACCAACATTCATCCGTCGCGCGTCATTCCGTTTGTCGGCGCTGAATTGCCTGACCCGGCGTTGACGTCGGACGGCTGGGGCGACTCGATTCTGCAGGCAGTGGACGACGCGATCAAGAATGTGGCATCGACGACACAGAATAGCGCGCTCCTGGTGTCAGAGGCCAAGACCGATGTGGTCCGCATCCCGGACCTGATGACCAACATTTCGACGCAGGAATACAAGAACCGGCTGACGGCTCGATTTCAATATGCTAACGTTGCAAAGTCGGTCATTAACACGCTTATCCTCGATAAGGAGGAAGAGTGGCAGCGAATTCAGACCGACTTTTCGCAACTTCCTGAACTGTTGCGCGTTTACATTCTCATCGTGTCGGGCGCGGTGGACATTCCGGCGACGCGGTTCTTAGGGCAGTCACCGGTTGGGCTCAACTCGACGGGTGAGAGCGATACTCGCAACTACTACGACCAGATTAGCGCGGAGCAGCACACGCGCATTTCGCCGACCATTGTTCGCCTTGATGACCTCATTATTCGCTCGGCGACCGGTGGGCGCGACCCTAATATTTTCTACAATTGGAACCCGCTTTGGCAGCTGTCGGATTCGGAGAAGGCAGTTATCGCCGTGCAAAAGGCAACCGTCTTCAAGATCGACTATGAGGCGGGGTTGATAGACTTGGAGGCGTTGCGCATCGGGCGCCAGAACCAGTTAATTGAGGATGGCACGTACCCAGGGCTTGAGGGTGCAATTGAAGAAGCCGAGAACATGGAGGTTGAAGAGCCGGAAGAGCTGGACGAGGACCTCGAGGAAGAGGAAGTCGTAGACGCTCGAGCACAGGCGCGCGACGCAAAGCCACGGTCGCTGTACGTGCGGCGCGACGTGGTCAACACGAGCGAAATTCTTGCGTGGGCACGGGCGCAAGGCTTTCGGAACATCGAGGACGGGCTGCACGTTACGATTGCCTATTCCCGTCAGCCGGTCGACTGGCTGAAGGTCGGGGAGCCGTTTGCAGGTAGTAAGGACGGTAGAATGGAAATTGCGCCGGGCGGGCCGCGGCTGGTGGAGGAGTTGGGTACAGAAGGCGCGTGCGTGCTGATGTTCGGCTCGAGCGAGTTGTGCTGGCGCCACGAGGATATCAAGCGCTCGGGGGCATCGTGGGACTTTGAGGACTATCAACCGCACATAACGATTTCGTACGATGCGGGTATTGACATTCGCAATGTCGAGCCGTACCGTGGCAAGATCATGTTGGGGCCAGAAATCTTCGAGGAAGTGGAGGGTTAAAAGATGCCGTCATCGGGTTTTCCTCAAATTGCCTCCTTTGAGAGATGGCGGCTACCCTGCCGGTCCCGTTTCCTCCCGGCGTGCAAAGGACCGGCAGGGTTCATCTTCGTGTTGCTGCTGTTGTCTGCGCCAGCGATGGCGCAGACTTCGTGCGCGCAGCTCGATTCGTTGCGACCGCTGCAGCACATGTTTACTGCGGCGCAGGTGGCGCAGGCACACGCGTGGTACGCGCGCAATTGCAGCTCAGGCAGTGACCGTATTCGTTCGGCCCCACGTAAGAAAAAGGCACGAAAATGAATCTGATAGGGCTTGGGCGGCGACGACCTCCAGATAGATCGAAGGATCTCGACTACCTGATTCGTAAGGCACCGACTGCGAAGACTTCCCGCATGTGGTCGTCACCGGGCGTGCTCGACCAGGGCGGCACGGCGCAGTGCGTCGCATACTCGGGCTTCAAGTATCTTACTTCAGGGCCAGTCATCAACCGGCGCCCGCGTGAGACGCCGCGTCAGCTTTACCGCGAATGTCTGCTCGTTGATGAGTGGCCGGGTGAGGACTGGGATGGCGGCACGTCGGTGCGAGCGCTGTTCAAGGTATTTCAGCGGCTTGGCTACGTTAGCGAATATCGCTGGGCGTTTGATTGCGAAACGGTCGTAAATCACATCTTGACGACCGGGCCGGTAGTGATGGGCACGACGTGGTATACGAACATGTCGATGCCGCACAACAAGACCGGTTACGTGGAGCTGACGGGGCGTGGCGACGAGGGCCACGCGTGGCTCGCCTTGGGCGCTAATTGTAAGCGTAAGAATCCGAATGGAACGATTGGCGCTTGTCGCGGGCTTAATTCATGGGGTGATAGGTGGGGTCAACAGGGCCGGTTTTGGATCACGTTTGACGACCTGGACCGACTCATCCAGGAGGACGGAGAGGCGTGCGTCGCGACTGAGATTAAGATTGCGGCGCTCGAGGCGTACGAAGCGAACGAGGAAGACCGGGTCATTGTGTGATTGGCCCGCAACAAAGGAGGAAAGTCATGGCCAAAGCTACCAAGTCCCGTGGACCGGCGAAAGTGAAGTATAGCAACCCGAAAGCCCGCAAGAAGCTCGAAATCAAGCGGGCCAAGCAACGTCAGCAGGAGCGGCTGCAACCACCGCCTCGGAGAAAGCGTGGTTACTGAAACGACGGGTCTCGTATTCTGGCTGCTGGTCTGGTCGCTGTTCATCGTGGCGGCGGCTATTTCAGCTTGGGAAATGTTCACTTAACAGGAGGTTAGCAATGGCTGAACCGGAAGCGCCCAAGGGCTCGGGCAATCCCGTCAAGGATTTTTTTGACCGGCTGTGGCACGACGCGCAAAGCTCGGTGTCGAAGGCGCCGCGACCGTTCAAGCCTGCGTTTACGGACCCAGAGGTCCAGGTGCTGGCCGAGATCGTTCATCACCAGATGATCGGCAACCTGTACACTGACGAGGAATGGACCAAATACCCGAAGGAGTGGACCAAGCATTTCGGGCCTCCCGTCAAAGGCGTGCGCGGGCCGTTTACCGGGAAGAGCTGACGCGATTTCCGGTCAGGGGGTTGGTGGGCAACTGGGCGGAAAGAAGGAGCCTAGAATTATGTGCGACTATAGCCTGCAGGCGATCTCGTCACGACCGGCTGTCGTCGGCGAAAAGCTGGTGACGCATAACTTTGGTTATGGTACGACCGGGTTCACACCGGCTGGCGAAGCTCCCAAGGAAGCGGTGTGCTTGCTTCCTGGCACGGAGCTGGCGTTCGAGCAAAACGCCAAGGTGCTTGGCAGCGAATTGCCGGTGAACACTGGCCGGTTTCGGCAGGTCAACCGCGATACGCAGTTCTCGCACCACGATGCTATTGAGTTCAGCGACGGTCAGACCCGGTTGCTGACACACCTTGACCCTGGCCAGACGGTGACTGTGCTACAATTGCCTGCGGCGCCAAGGACGGACGCAGAGCGGGAAGAGCAGCGGCGCGTCGCGTACGCCGGTTGATTGGGTTAGGCGTGCTGGCCAGCCTGCATTCACATCATTGCTCGCATCGGTCGCGCCAATTCACGGCCGATGCACTTTCTAGGCGTGACCCGACAGGCACGACCAAGATCCGACAACGGTTTGAACGTGAGCTGGTGCGGCGCTTTGAGCGGCTGAAGCGACTGATTCGCGAGGCCATTGTTGACTTGGATGTGCTCGGGTTGAAGGAACAACCAACGCTGGCACAACAGCTCGGCACGGCACTGTTTACACAGGCATATCAGCAGCCGCAGCTGCGCGACGCGGTGCCTGCACTCGCGCGCGAGGCGTTCAAGTTCAACCGCTCGGGCCAGAAGGTTACGGGCTTCATGAATTGGCTGTACGAGGCACAGGCGGATGGAATTCTCGGCGTTACGCTCGGAACACCGAATGCGCTGGCTTCGCAACAGGCGTGGTCGAACGTGTATATCGATACGGCGTACCAGAAGGGTATTCGCGACGCGGCGCGCGAGATGGGCTCTGGTGGAGTGGACTTGCCATCGGGCTTCGTGTCCGGAGGCTTGAACCGGCCGGTGCACGCGGATCGTGTCGGGCTCATTTACACGCGGACGTACAATGAGCTGGAAGGCATTACCGATACGATGGCTTCGCAGATCAGCCGGGTACTGGCGCAAGGAATTGCGGAAGGTCGCGGCGTGCAAGACATTGCACGGCGACTTGCGAATCGCGTCGATAAGATCGGCATCGAGCGTGCACGCGTGCTTGCGCGCACGGAAGTGATTGCGGCGCACGCACAAGCGACCATCAATTCATACAAGGAAATGGAAATCGAGGGCGTTACGGTGCGGGCTGAGTGGGCGACCGCAGGCGACGATGCGGTGTGCCCGCAGTGTGAAGACCTAGAAGGGCAGGTGTTTACGATAGAGCAGGCGGAAGGCATGATTCCGCTGCACCCGAACTGTCGCTGCGCGTTTTTGCCGGTGATCGAGGATGCGCCTGTGCGCGACGCGCGCGATGCGGGCTGGGAGGAGCAGCCGCGCGTACCAGCGGGTTCTCCGGAAGGTGGGCAGTGGGCGAGCAGAGAGGGCGGCGTTGGAAGTGGAGGCGGTGAACGCAGCGTGCCGCTCGACGCGGCGTCAACAGCAGCCGCACAAGAGCTGGGACTGGGCACCGGTTATCGCGGCACGGATGCGCCCGCGCGCATGCAGTCGATGGCGGTAGACAACCCGTTGCCTAAGACCGATGTATTATCGTATGACCAAGTGCAAGAGATGCCGACATCGCTGCTGTCGCTGCCGGGTACGATGCGCGAAGTGCCAATCGATTCGCTCGAATCAGTGCAAGATTACGTGTTTCCGCAGCGGGTGGCGCAGTATAATGACCCGAAATCGTTCGGACTGGTGCGTTACCCGGTACTGACGGCGACCGTCAATGGCAAGAATGTGATCCTCGATGGGACACATCGCGCCGTGGCTGACAAGCTGAAGGGTAGCAAGACCATCGAGACTAAGCACATCGGCAGTTATTCAGTTCAGGGTAACATATGGACGGCAGTGTGATGCGCTGGTGGGAGCGAAAGCACGATTATGGGTTCCTGGTCGTACTGGTCTTAGTACTGCTGTTGCTGATTTGTACGGCCAGCAAGCTGCTTGCTGACACGTATCGCATCACGCATGACGAGGGCGGTATTCTGACCGATTACGTCGACCGCTTTCACCAGCTGTCGTTGAGCGGGAAGACGGTCATCATTGATGGGCATTGCTTCTCGGCTTGCACGGTCGTGTTGATGCTGCCTCCAGGAAGGCGCTGCGCAACGCCGCAGGCGCGGCTTCACTTTCACTCCGCATACGTCTCTTACCCGTGGATGCCGTGGGTGCGGTTCACCGATGTGCAGATGACCCAGTACATGCAACAGTTTTATCCGGGCTCGGTGCGCAAGTGGATCAACCAGCGCGGCGGGTTGACGAATCGTTACATCACGTTGGCGCCAAACGAGATTTACAAGCACGTGAGGCCATGCCGATGACCGAAGCAATCATCAGAGACGGTTCGATTCAGGCAGCGCGCAACGGCAACAAGGTCTACATTGTCATGACCGCGTCGGATGAGTACAATGCCATGATGATCTACGACACGATAGCGATGGCTATCGACGGTGGAGGCGATATTTCAATTTCGCTGGCTGGAAAGAAGGAAGCCAGATAGATGCGCATTTACGTGTTTTTAGGACAGGGCGGGCGCGCGTGGTCGGGCGGCATGGTGTCGCTTGCGCGTTGGCTCGAGCAGGGCTTTCCGCAGGCGAAGGTTAAGATCTGCGAGTGGCACACATGGCAGCAGGTTGCGCGCGAGATCCAGGGTGTTTCTGCGCTGGAGCCGGTCGTACTGATCGGGTTTTCACTGGGCGGTAATGCCGTGGTTTGGATTGCGCGCTCGTTGCGCAACACGACGCGCATCGTTCAACTGTTGGTGGCTTACGACCCAACAGTTCATTCTGATCTGAACACCGGATTTGGTGGACCAATCGAGAGCAACGTGCGCAAGGCGATCTGCTTTTTCAACGATGGCTGGGACATGTTCGGCATGGGTAAGTTGACTGGCAAAGTGGAGAACGTGCGGGCTGCGGGCGGCATGTTCCAGCATCTTCGTATTCAACACATGCAGGTCTTGCACGACCGGGTGTGGCGAGAGATAAAGGCGGTGTGGGATGAATACGCAGCAAGTTCTCGCCGGACTTGAAGACAGGTGGGACTGGAAGCAATTTGCTGGTAGCGAGCAAGTGCTGCGTTATGGACGGCGTGAACTGTCGGCGCTCGACATGGCCATCAATTATGTGCCTGAACATAATGTCGTGGTGCAGGCGGGCGGCAATCTTGGTATCTTCCCGAAGTTTTTGTCTTATCATTTCAAGGCCGTCTACACGTTCGAACCCGATCCAGATCTATTTCTGAAGATGACTCACAACGCACCGGAGCATAACATCTTTCGTATGCAGGCGGCGCTCGGCTGTGACCATCGACTGGTGGCAGTGTCGCGCGTGCGTCGGTATGGCAACCCGAAGCTGGGCAACCATGAGGGCTTGACTTACATTGACCACGAGGCGGACGGTTTGATTCCGATGATGACGGTTGACGACCTGCGGCTGCAGACGTGCGATTTGATTTATTTCGACATCGAGGGTTACGAGCTGTTTGCGCTGATCGGCGCGGCAAAGACGATAGCGCATTGTCGGCCGGTAGTCGTGTGCGAGATCAATCAGGGCATCGAGCAGTACGGGCACGACCGGGGTGACGTTGAACACTATATGGAGACACACAACTATCGCTGGGAGGCGGCATTGAATAAGAATGACAACGTGTTCTTGCCGGTAGAGAGAAAATGAGTGGGCCAACGGCGAGTGACTACCAGAACGCGTTTGAGCAGGAACGCGTAAATGAATATCCGGTGATGGACGAGCTGGAAGAGGCGTACGGTTATACGCTTGACCGGGTGCGGCTCGAGCGGGCAGCAAGCGTGCTGGCGTGTCCGGTGAAGGTCAATCCGCCCAATTGGCAGCATGGCCGGTTGTTGTACGCAGTGGCGCGGCAGTTGTTCGAATTCAAACGTGACAGCTATTTTTTCCTTGACGTCGGTACGGCGAAGGGCTTTTCAGCACTGTGCATGCAGTGGGCGATTAATGACGCGGGCGTTAACGCGAAGGTCGTATCGGTGGATGTGATCGACCCGACGACCGTGGTAAAGCGCAACACGATTTCCGACTTGTTCGGCCCACGCGACTTGTGGCAGATTCTTGCGCCGTGGCCAGAGGCGAAGGCAATCGAATTTGTGCAGAGCACAGGGGTTGGTTATATTCTTGGCTGTACGCATCGCATCAACTTTGCCTTCCTGGACGGCAAGCATCGTTACGATGACGTGGCAATGGAAGCACAATTGCTGATAAAGCGACAGGAACAGGGTGATCACATCGTGTTCGATGACCTGCAGATACCAGGAGTGGAAAAGGCGGTCGACAAGCTGCGCGGCTATGACGTGCACAAGGTGACAATAAAGCCGGAACGTCGTTATGCAATTGCAGTCAAGCGATGATCGCGTGGTACAGACCGTGCAATTGCACGTTAACTACGTGCAATTGCTGGACGACGCAAGGTCCGACAACGACGAGTAATTACAGTGGGAATTCTTGCGGAGCCGTTACAGTTTATTCGAGACCTGAACCTTCCGCGCGGGTTCAGCGTGTGCGAACTGGGCGATCAGTGGATTACGTGCGAAGGCGGGCATCGCTTAGCGCGCGACTTCTACGTGAAGGATCTTGGCTGCAGCAAATACGTATCAATCGATGGCAACGGGCGAGGGACCGTTATCGCCGATCTGAATATTCCGCTCCCGAAACAGGGATTCGAGGACTGCGACTTCGACCTTGTTACTGATTTTGGAACGGGTGAACATGTGTTTAACCAGCAACAGGTCTGGCACACGTTGCATGACTTAACGAAGGTTGATGGTTACATTGTGTTTGACCGGCCTAGCGATGGCTACGAGGGGCATTGTTTTTTCTTGATGCAATGGAATGTGGTCTCAGCGCTGGCTCACGCTAATTATTATGAAGTCGTGCGGCTCGAGGAGTGCGCAACGATTCGAGGCATTTTGCTGCGTGGGGTCCTACGTAAGCGGATTGCGCGCAAATTTATCGTGCCGCAGCAGGGGCGATATTACAAGGATTTGGTAATTGACAAGAAGTCACGACGGCGCGGGGCCGAATACAAATCGCAGGAATTGCGAGCGGCGGGAGTAGTAGGAAAGCGAAAATGACCCTAACTGTTGTTTGCGTCTTTGTTCAGGGCAACGTGCCGTACACAATGGAATATGTTGAGCGGCTGTACTCGATGACGCGGCGGCACATTTCAAGGGCGCACAAGTTTGTGTGCCTGACTGACCAGCCCAGTAATGTGCCCAAGGGCGTATGGGGAATTGACGTCAAGACGCCTCCGGGTTGCTTTGGCTGGTGGGCCAAGGTCAGCATATTCGATCCGGAGCTGCCGTTTGAGGACCGGGTGCTGTACCTGGATCTCGACACGCTGATCGTAAAGCCGCTCGACCCGATAATTGATTATGCAGCTTCGTTCGCCCTTATACCAACGGCGGGCACGTTTGAGGGACGGAATGGCCTCCACGTAGTTAAGCGCTATAATAGTAGCTGTATGGTATTCGACGCGCGCTCCTGGCAAGCTCGGAGGCTATGGGAGCACTGGTCGCCAAAAGTGGCCAAGCGACTGTGGGGCGACCAGGATTACATTGGGGAAGAGCTGCCGAACGAGTCCCGGATGCCGTTGTCCTGGTTTCCGCGGCTGTCGGAAATTTTTCGGTCGCGCAACTTCCCACACGATGCAAAGGTCGTGTTATGTAAGAAGCCGAAGAATCATATTGCAGCGGCTCAGTGGCCATGGTTCAAGGACCTGTGGCGATGACGGCATGGTCAATGCTCCACCGCGATAGTCAGTCTCGTAAGGATGAATGCCCGTCGCGCATTGGTTGCGTGCTACATGCAGCGGGCGACGGAAATTACGTATGCCGTACTTGCGCTACGGCGTGGTTCGTAACGGACAACGGGCATTGGTTCTCAGGCGACTGGCACGGCGACTTTCCGTGGCGAGAGAAGGAGGCATGAATGGGTGCTCCAGGTTGTGACGACGCTCCGGTTGTCGAGATAGAATTGAGTGACTATCCGCGACCAGTGACGCTAATAAACCCGTACTACGATAACCCGCGCTGGTTTGCGCAGCAGCTTTTTCACTGGCGTGCTTTGCCGGATGACCTGAAAGCGCAGCTGTCGATCATCGTCGTGGACGACGGGTCGCCCGACTTTCCGGCTGAGGACGTGGTGCGCGAGCGCGGTGCGACACTCGGGGTCCGTAGCTTTCGGCTGTTTCGCATCGAGGTCGACGTTCGGTGGAACTGGCTCGCTGCGCGCAACATCGCGGCGCATCATGCAGATGACGGCTGGCTGGCGCTGACTGATATTGATCACGTGGTACCAGGAGAGACGCTGCGGACGCTGGTGTTTGGTCGGTTCAACCCGGATCGCATTTACCGGTTCTCCCGGCGCGAGCATACCGGGCAAGCGATTCACCCGCACCCGAATTCTTGGTTTATGACGCGCCAGATGTATTGGATGATCGGCGGCTATGACGAGGCATGTTCCGGGTATTACGGCACGGACGGCGACTATCGGCGGCGTTGTGCTGCGGCGGCTGCCATTCGCATTATGGCCGACCAGCTCGTTCGTTACGAATATGTTGACGATTCGTCGACGACGCGCTATAAACGTAAGCAGCCGGAAGACAGGCGTGGGCGCGAAATCATGCGGGCGCGGAAGCGCGGGTGGAAACCGAAAACCCTGAGTTTTCCTTACCATGAGATACAGAAAGAGACGCTATGGCCATCGCTCGCAAGCGCGGTCGCCCCAAGTCAAGACGGAGCGAGCGCACCAGCAAATGGATAGCCTCGATAGCAGCGCGGGTCTTGCGCGACCCGAAGTCGGCGACGGTCAACGAAATCAAACAACTGGTAGCGTCGTGTTTAACCCAAGTGATCGACAGAAAATTGTCACAATAGTCTGCTGGAAATGGCACCACCCGACCTACCGTTCGAAATATACGGCAGAGCACGTCAACGTTCTGAAGTCGATGTTGTCTCGTAATTGCTCGCGACCGTATCGCCTGATTTGTATTACGGACGACCCGAAAGGGGTTGAGACAGATACCTTCCCTTTGTGGGAAGATTATGCTAAAATGCAGAACCCTAACGGGTTCAATTTCCCTTGCTGTTACCGGAGATTGAAGCTTTTTTCGACTGAGACTACCCGTGCGTTGGAAGTACCGGACGGAGAGCGGGTTCTGTCGATTGATTTGGACGTGGTGATTACGGGTGATATCGGCAAGCTTTTTGATCGCGGCGAAGATTTTGTCGGCTGGAAGGGAATGGGCTCATTCAATCCGGTCGTCTATAACGGCTCGCTGTTCATGTTTCGAGCTGGCCGTCTTGACTGGCTGTGGGATGAATTTGACCCCGATACTTCCCCGATTGCAACTCGCAAGGCGCGGTTTTTCGGCTCCGACCAGGGCTGGTTGTCTTATCGGTTGGCAAGGTCGAACCCGGACCCTCCCGGCTGGGACAAGATCGACGGTGTCTATTCCTACTCGAGGGACGGACACATGAGGAACCTTCCGACGATGGCGCGTGTGGTCTTCTTTAACGGTAAAATGAAGCCGTGGGATAAGGCTGTCATGCAGCAATCGCGCTGGATTCAGCGGTATTGGAGATAAGTAGATGCCTTACAAGACCAATGCCGATTTGCCGGAATCAGTTCGCAATTCGCTGCCTGCAGAGGCGCAAGCCATCTTTCGCAACGCGTACAATTCTCATAAGGAGCGGCACCCGGACGCCAGTGAAGAGGACTGCATGAAGGTCGCTTGGGGTGCGGTGAAGCGCACCTATAAGAAGGAAGGCGATAATTGGGTGAAGAAGAGCACTGGCGATTCGATTGACATTCGAGAGACGTTGACGCTCGACGCGGCGTCAAACGTGCGGCGGACAAGTGACGGCTTCATGGTTGCACACCCGCGCGTTGCGCGTACGGGTGTGCAGATTTATAAGGGGCGCGAAGTGGGGCGCCCGACGATGGATGAAGTTCGCGTTTATCGCCCAGAGTCGGAAGTGTTCGACGTCGATTCGCTGCGCTCGTATGCTTATCGCCCGGTGACCAACAATCACCCGCCCGTGCCGGTCGTTGCCGACAATTGGAAGAAATATTCGGTCGGTCAGACCGGCGAGCAGGTGATGCGCGATGGCAACTTTATTCGAGTGCCGATGGTGTTGATGGACTCTAGCGCCATCCGCGATGTTCAAGACGGCAAGCGGGAATTGAGCCTCGGTTATTCCATGGACCTGTTGTGGGAGCCCGGCCTGTCTCCGGACGGCGAAGCCTACGACGCGGTTCAGACACATATTCGTGCAAATCATTTGGCGGTGGTCGCCGCTGCCAGAGGCGGTTCTAATTTACGTATTGGCGACGATCAAGAAGGAGCAGGCGACATGAATCTGCAGTCTCTCACGGTTGACGGACTGTCGGTCGAGATGACCGATATGGCGGCAAAGGTCGTGCAGCGGCACATTGATGCCTTGAAGGGCCAGATCTCGAAACTCGAGTCCAAGTTGAAGGATGACGAGGACGAGGACAAGAAGAAGGCGAAGGATGCGTCTGACGCGGCAGCTTCGCACAAGAAGGACATCGAGGCGCGTGATGCCAAGATTGCCACGCTCGAGCAGCAATTGAAGGACGCGCAAATTAGCCCGGCCCAGCTCGACCAGATGGTGAAGGACCGGCAACACGTCATCGACAAGGCCAAGCAGCTCATCGGCGACAAGCTGGTGATTGACGGCAAGTCAATTTCCGACATTCGCCGACAGGTGGTCGATGCCAAGCTGGGCGACGGCGCCAAGGGCTGGTCAGACGACAAGGTCGCAGCCGGTTTTGACGCTTATGCGGCGACGGTCAAGGATGGTCACGAGCAGCACGACCATCTGGCGGGTGCCCTTTCGCACCGGCCACACAGCGCTTCCCACGTGCACGACGCGCGCGAGAAGTCGTACGACGAATACCACACCAGCTTGGGCAACGCTTGGAAGACGCCGAAAGCGGCCTAACCAACGCGCGCTAGCCCGGCAAGGGGTCTAGTTTACAAGTCCATTGCCAACTAGGAGATTTTCCAATGGCGGTCGTTCAGAACACCTTTCTAACTCGGATGCGGGCGGGCCTGCCGGGCATGGTCGCGAACGAGGTTCCCTACAACATTGACACGCGCATCGTTGAGCCGTCGTCCGGCTTGCCGTTCGGCGTTGCCTGCAAGCAGGGCACCGCGGACAAGGGCGTTGGTGTTGGGGGGGCGTTGACTGCATTCGTCGGCATTTCCGTTCGTGACGTGACCCTCGATCCGGTCGCAATCGATTCGGATTACGTTGACGAGTACGTGCAATATTCCAACGCAGGCATCTTGACGATGGGCGAAATCTGGGTCACGACCGACGATACGGTTGCGGCCGGTGAAGCTGTTCATTATAACGCGACGACTGGCGTGCTGGGCAATTCGGGCGGTACTGGCCCGGTCCCTGGCGCTCGCTGGATGTCCTCGGTCACTGGCGCCGGGCTCGCGCGGGTTCGTCTCGCAGGATTGCAGCGTACGTAATATCCTGAGGGTCTTTTTGATCACCGGCTGATTTAGAAACCCAGCCAAGCAAGGAGCATTTGAACATGCGGCGTCATTACGTTGTAGATGCCCAGCAGGCGCTGGGTTTCTTGATCTCTCAGACTTCCCACATTGAAACGGAAGTCGTCCGGATTCTTTATCCGGACATTCAGTACCCGCAGCTCATTCCGGTCGACACGTCGGCCAACGAGTGGGCCAAATCAGTTACGTTCTTCTCGATGGATCGCGTCGGGCAGGCGGACTGGTTTCACCACATGGCAAAAGACTTGCCGCTGGCAGACGTCGAGCGGACCAAGCATGAGCATGGCATCGAGATGGCTGGTATCGGTTATCGGTACACGCTCGAAGAGCTGGGCCAAGCCATGATGGTCCCTGGCACCAACCTCACGACTGAACGGGCGGAGGCGGCCCGGCGGGCGTACGAGGAGTTCGTCGACGACAAGGCGATCAACGGCGACACTGAAAAGAACTGGACCGGGCTTATCAACGACCCCAACGTAACCATCGTTGATGCGGCGGCGACCGGTACGGGTGGGTCGGCGGCGTGGGAAAACAAGACCGCAGACCAGATCCTTGCCGACGTCAACGACGCGCTTTCGGGCGTGTACACCGCTTCGCAGACGGTCGAGATGGCGGACACCGTTCTGGTCCCAGTAGCGGAGTTCTCGCGCATTGCGACGATTCGGCTCGAGAACACGACAATGACGGCGCTCGAGTTCTTGATGCGCTTCAATGTCTATACGGCGCAGACCGGTCAGCCGTTGATGATTCGCGCGGTACGCGGGCTCGAGAACGCGGGTGAAGGCGGTGACGTTGGCCGAATGGTCGTCTACCGGCGCGACCCGCGGGTTCTGAAGCTGCACATTCCGATGCCGCACCGGTTCTTGCCGGTCTGGCAGACGGCGCCCATCACGTTCGATATTCCGGGTATCTTCCGTCTCGGCGGGCTTGAAATTCGGCGTCCTGGTGCAGTTCGCTACGTGGACGGCATCAGCAATTACTCGTCGTAAGCCGTTTACGGCGGGCCTTGGTGACTTGGGGCGACGGCTTTGGAAGGCAATCCGTCGCTCCTTTTTAGCCTTTTGGGAGGCAATGATGCGCTATAAGCTGACAAATCGCGGGCCGGGACCAAGGGTCGTGTACAATTCGCGGCGACAGGCAATCACAATTATGCCGAAACAGTCGGCGGAAACTGACCTGAATGACCAGACGGCGGAGCGGTTGATCAATAATTCGAAGAACGGCAGTCCGCTGCAGGTGACGCAGACTGGAGTGAAGGTTAGAGAAGCGGCGTCAAAAATACAACGACACGAATCTACGCGCTCTGCTCTGGAACCGAAACCTGCGGATGACCGTGAGCTGGCGGCGGCGAAGCTGCTCGATCAGGTGGACGAGCTGCCGTTTCACGAGTTCTCTCGGAAGGCGCACGATGTGCTTGGTGAGAGTGCGACCGTGTTGCGCCGTAAGGCCGATCTGGTCGAGGCGTTAGAGAAATTGGCTGGGCGCTGATGTCGTACACGCTGCCGACCGCAAACAGTATTCAGGCGCGCTATACGGTCACGGCGGACCTGGACGACTCGTTGATTGAATCCGTAATTACGGAAGCAGCGCGCTACGTCGATACGACGTGGCTTGAGGGCGATTACGACATTGCAATTTCGTTGCTTACGATGCACATTTTGACGCGCGAGGGTCACATTTCGTCGACACCTTCGGGCGGCGTGGCGGCAGGGCCGATCGTGTCGGAAAGTCTTGGTGATGCATCGGTGACTTATGCTGATTCGTCCATTTCAGGTTCCTGGTCGATGACCGTTGCCGATTTGGCAACTACGCCGTACGGGCGCCGGTTCATGGCACTGCGCGCGGCCAATAATCCTGCGGTGGTGGTCGTATGATCCGCGTCACGGACGTTGCCAAGCAAGAACGCGACAAGTACGCGGAAATCTGGAGTACCATTCCGGAATACGGAGCGCGTGAAGCGTCGCCGGGCCTGCTCAACGTCAACCGGTTCATGTCGGTCATGCAGCCGCCGCGCGACGGCACGTACACGCTGCTCGACATTGGTTGTGGAACCGGCCTAGCCGGGCTCGAGCTGCAGCGGCGCGGCCTGAACGTCGGTTACCTGGATATTACGGAAGCCGGGCTCGACCCGCAAGTGGACCGGGCGTGGTTCATTGAAGCGCCGTTGTGGGGCGACTGGCCGTTGCGCAACCGGCATGGTTGGGATTACGGGTTCTGTTGCGACGTAATGGAGCACATCCCGACGGAATTCACCATGCTGTGCATCGAGCGCATGATTGCGGGTTGTCGGCAGGTGTGGGTGCAACTTTCCAACCGGCCCGATAATTTCGGCCGCTTGATTGGCGAACCGCTGCACTTGACGGTGCGCCCGTTTCAATGGTGGCTAGTGCGGTTGAACATATTAGCCGCGGTGGAAGAGGCACGCGACCTGTGCGGGGAGAGTTTGTTTGTCATCTCTCGGAGGAAGACCAATGGCAAAAGCAGGCTTTCGTAGTACTCCGCCGCGTGTCAACGTCGCTCCGGAGCAAACGTCGCCGACACCCGTTCCCAGCAAGGAAGTGGACGAGCTGCGCAGGAAACGGCAAGGGCTGAATGAGGAGATGGACAAGCTGCGCAAGCAGCAGCGCGAAGCGCCTCCAAACCAGCGGCAAAAGCTGCAGGAGGAGATTGCCAAGCGACGGACGATGGTTCGTAGTCTGTCGCTCCAGATATCGAACGCAGAGGCGGTATGAACGTAAGCGCCACATTCGAAATCGAGAAGACGACCCGGATCGAGTTCGATTCCGAGAAGTGCGGGTGCAACGTACCCGACAACATCTATCTCGAGCAGGTCAACTCGAGCATTCGGCGCGGGCTGCCGCAGGCATACCCGCATGACCCAAGCGCAACGCTGGTCGCGCTGGTGTGCGGTGGGCCGTCGCTCGAGGAAACGTTACCGGAGCTGGTGCGACTGTATTGGAACGGAGCAAAGGTCGTCGCGGTCAACGGGGCATACCAGTGGTGCATTGACCACAACATTAAGCCATCAGCGATGATCATGTTGGACGGACGCGAGTTCAATTCGCGTTTCATTGAGACGCCGGTTGACGGGTGCACCTACATGTTAGCGTCGCAATGCCATCCGCGGACGTTTGACATCTGTGCGGACCGCGACGTGCTGTTGTGGCACGCGTGCTCGGGCGGCGACCCGGAGCTGGAGGTCCTGAAGGCGTTCTATTTTGACCGCACTTATCCGATAACTATCGGCACGACGGTCAGCGTGCGCGGCATCTCGTTGTTACGAATGCTCGGCATGTGCAGCTTTGAGGTCTTCGGCCTGGATTCGTGCTGGCTTGATGGAAAGCACCACAGCTACGCGCAGCCGGAGAACGACAAGGACCTGCGCATTCCGGTATGGTTGACGCCCGGTCGCAAGGGAGAGCACCGTACTGATAAGGCGGTCCGTTTTATCTGCGCGCCGTGGCACATGAAGCAACTGGAGGACGTGCAGGAGCTTATCAGAGATCGCGGTGATATGTTTCGTCTCAACTTCCATGGCCCCGGTTTGATTGCGACGATGATTCGTACCGGGTTCGAATTGCAAACAGAGGAGAAAGGGTGATGAAAATCCTTGCGTTTGGGCTCGGCGCGCTGGTTGCAGCTGCATATTGGTGGCTGACGGGCGGAGAAGCCTTCACCCTAGGCGATGCGCCGCTGTACTTGGGCGCGGCGGGTGCTTGGGCATTCTACAACGAGGCCAAAAAGTACCTCGGTCAGGGCGACATCGACCTGAACGGGTCGACGTTTCGCATGGGGTTGTACACGTCGGCGTCGACCGCGAACACCGCCACTCTGTCGCGGCATGACCAAGTCGACAACGAAGTGTCGGAAGGCAATGGTTACTCGTCATCGGGCAAGGCGCTGACCGGCGTGTCGTGGACAGCGGGCGCATCGGCGTCCGAATTCCGGTTCAACGCGAACGCCCTGGTGTGGACCGCGACGGGCGGCAATATCGCCAACATCAAGTTCGCGGTGATCTTCATCGAAGGCGCATCGGCGGGGGCGCGTAAACTGCTGGTTCGGTCGCAGCTGTCAACGTCACAGTTCACCATTACGCAGGGCAACACGCTGACGATCACGCCGTCTGCAAACGGCATTTTTGAGCTGAACTAAGGACGGGGCGGGAGGTTCATCCGCCTCCTGGTTGATGGAGGCTCTCGTTGGCCGTTCCGTGGAATAACGTCGGTCATCTCGTCAGTGGCACTCCTGGGCAGGGCACTATTACGCTCGGGGCTGCTATTGACAGTACGTATTTTACGTTTGACGAGGCCGGGGTTTCTAACTCTGCGGTCGTGTCCTACCGCATCAATTTTGGCTCCGACGTGGAGTTGGGGCGCGGCACGTACACCACGTCGGGCACGACGTTGTCGCGCGACACGGTGCTGTCGTCCAAGATAGGCGGCACGGCTGGAACGACCAAGCTCAATATCAACGCCGCGGGCGCGACGGTCCAAATCGTCTTGGTGGCGGAAGACATCGCGGCGGCAGCGTTGCTGGCGCTGCTGTTGACCGTTGATGGCGCGGGGTCTGGGCTCGACGCGGACCTGCTCGACGGCTCCTCGAGCGCGGCATTTCAGGCTGCCGACGCGACGTTGACGGCGCTCGCCGCGTTCAACACGAACGGGCTTCTGACTCAGACGGCGGCAGATACGTTTGCCGGTCGTACGCTTACCGGTACGTCGAACCAGATCACCGTTTCGAACGGCGACGGCGTCTCGGGTAACCCGACGATCAGTCTTCCGGCGGACGTGGTCATTCCGACCGTGCTAACGATCCCAAACACGGGATTGCACATTCTCGATACGAACGCCTCGCACGACCTGATCATCGCGCCCGGCTCGAATATAACCGCCGACCGTACGCTGACGATCACGACGGGGGACGCAAATAGAACGCTGGACATAAGTGCCGCCAGCGTCACGATTTCTTCTTTCGGCGCAACTCTTGTAGACGACGCCGACGCGTCAACAGCACGCACGACCTTGGGCCTCGTGATCGGCACCGACGTGCAGGCATTCGATGAGCTTCTAAACGAGATTGCCGCACTATCGACAGACCCAAATGCCGACAGCGGCTTATTCTTCGACGACTCTGCCAACGCCATGGCTTACTGGACGCCGAGTTCCCCGCTCGCGTTCTCGGGAACGTCACTTACGGTCTCGGCAGGCACGACCTCGGCAGCTGGCGTCTTGGAGATAGCGACCTCCGCCGAGTGGAGAACCGGCACGGACACGGCGCGTGGGCTCGGCGTCGCGGAGACATGGGGGGCAGCCGCGGAAGTGACTTTGACCGACGCGGCTACGATCGCGGTCGACTTTGCGACCGGCATCAATTTCGTCGTGACGCTCACTGCCAACCGGGCGATGGGCAACCCTACCAACGAGAAGGTGGGCCAATCCGGCTACATTCGTATCGTGCAGGACGCAGGCGGGACAAACACGCTCTCGTTCGGCACTGACTGGGAGTTTGCTGGCGGCGTAGCGCCGTCGATCTCAACGGGCGGCAACGATCAAAATATGCTCTTTTATACAGTGATCGCATCAAACCGCGTGCTTGGCCACCTGTTCTCGGATATCGCTTGATGCTGTTCGATGCTCATCCCAAGCCAGCTATTATAGTTCCGGCGCCGCGTGAATTGGTTAGGCCGAAACGGTCGCTGATTCTGCCCAGTAAAAAGCACGGGCTGGTTAAGGCGTTGATCCCTGGCTTGGCTCCGTTCTTTGGGGCCGCTGGAGCCGCTGCCGCTCCGGTTCAGCTAACGCACGAAGCGTCGAACCAAAGCACGTCGAACCTGACCACCTACACGTTCAATACGCAGGCTATCGGCACGGCAGACGACGATCGATGGGTGATGGTAGCGATCGGTGGGATCGATAGCGCAAACACGTTCAACGTCGCTTCCGCTAGCTTCGGTGGCATCGCGGCGGCCTTGGTTACCGGTTGCTCGATTGCGGGCACGACGCCGAATGATCAGGTCGAGTTGTGGGCGGCTAACGTGCCTACCGGCACGACCGGCAACATCTCGGTCACATGGTCAGAGGCGATCATCTCGTGTTTTATTGATGTTTTCCGGTTGGTGACGACCACCGACCCGACGACGCCGTTCGACGCGCAAACTGACAATGGTGATTTTGATCCATCATGGACCCTCGACATACCTGCCGGTGGCGGCGTGATCGGAGCATTCATCCACAACGCGGGGGCTACGACCGATGATGCTGATATGACTTGGTCGGGTTTGACTGAGGCTAGCGACGCATGGGACGCAACTGATTGGGCAAATTGGACGGCCGCGTTTGCGGAGTTCGCTGACGCCGAAACGGCTTTCGCTATCTCGGGTGCTAACAGCATCTACAGTGGAGCGAGCACGAGCACTTGTGGGTTCGTTGCCTCGTTCTCTCCGTAGGGAGTTTAACGCGCATGCTAGTCCGGTCGGACACTCTACAACCCTGGCGCGGTGAACCTCTAAGCGGAGTTCGCCACCCACGCAACATTGCCAGTCTATGGACGCGCCCAGAACTCAATGCGATTGGGCTTTTCCCGGTCGTGCGCTTTGTCGTGCCTGAAGGCAAAAATCGAGTCGGTGCGCCGAGCTATCAAATTGTTGGCGAGGAGGCGATTGAAACTTACGCGGTTGAGGACCTTTCTCCGCCTGACCCTGACCTGCATGACGTGGCGATCGCGGAAATACGCCGTAGGTTTATCGCCCGCGCTCTTGCCAACGACGCCACGAATGCAACAGTGACGCTCGCGAACGTTGGGCTTCTCGGTTTTGTCGTTGCTCCCGGTGAAATTGCGTATTTCGAGTTCGACGCGATCTTTCGCTCGGCGGCTGGAACGACGGGAGTGGCGTTCGCCGTTAGCGGTCCGCAAAACTCAACGATCGTTTCAGAGCGCCGTATCCCGACGAGCGGAGCCGCGGCCGTCAACGTCATGAATACGCAGCAGGGCACGGGGAACGACGCAACGAGCACGGCGACGGCGAACATAGACGCGGCGAACACCGACAGGTTGGCCAAGATAAGTGGTATCGTTCGCGCCGGTACGCAGCAAGGTGACGGCGGGCTCGTGCGACTTCGCTTCCGCTCTGAGGTCGCCGGATCCACTGTAACCGTGCTCGCTGGTTCCTTCGTGCGGGCTTGGTTTGATGAGCCGCCAGTTGCGCCATAAGAGCGCTCGGATGACGCCATGATTCCCGGCCGCGGCCCCGTTGCACGGAAGGCGTTAACTAGGTCGACAGACGACGTTCTGTTGCAGCCCGGCGCTGCGCAGTTGGCGCTGTCTACTGCTGCCCCTACTGTACAGGTCGTTGTACATACCAACATTTCTCCTGCGGCCGGGCAGCTCGCGTTGACCACGGTCGCACCAACGGTCGACCAGGACGTTTTTCAGTCACCAACTGCTGCACAGCTGGCGTTGACGACGGCCGCTCCGTCGCTGAATCTTGGGATAACGCCCGCACAGGGCAATTTGACGTTGACGACCGCTGCGCCGACTGTTGATGTTGATGTCTTCCAATCACCGGCTGTTGCACAGCTCACGTTGACGACGGTCGCTCCGTCGCTCGACCTTGGCATTACGCCCGCGCAGGGCAACCTGACCCTGTCTACGTTCGCTCCGTCGTTGACGGCGGACATCAGTACTAACCCGGACGCGGCGCAGCTGACGTTAACGACGGTTGCGCCAACGGTGCTGGTCGCCACGCTGCTCACTCCTGCAGCCGCGCAGCTCACGCTGACCACGGTTGCTCCGTCGCTGAATTTTGGTCTGTTCCCGGCACAGGGCAACCTCACACTGACGACCGTCGCGCCGACGGTGCTGGTCGCCACGCTGCTCACTCCTGCAGCCGCGCAGCTCACGTTGACGACTGTCGCGCCCAGCGTAGATATCGACGTCTTCCAGACACCCGCGGCGGCTCAGCTTACGTTGACCACGGTTGCGCCCAGCGCAGACATTGACGTCTTTCAGTCACCGGCTGCTGCGCAGCTCACGCTAACGACCGCGGCGCCGTCGCTCAACCTGGGAATTACGCCCGCGCAGGGTAACCTGACGCTGACGACGGTCGCACCGTCCGTCGTCGTTGCTACGCTGCTCACTCCTGCAGCCGCGCAGCTCACGCTGACCACGGAAGCCTCCAGCGTAGACATCGATGTTTTCCAAACGCCAGCCGCTGCGCAACTAACGCTGACTACAGAAGCGCCGCAGGTTCAATCTGGCGATTCGATATCGCTTGTTCCAAGTGCAGGGCAGCTCACGCTGACGACGGAAGCGCCGACCGTCACTCAGAGCATTCAACCTGCAGCTGCGCAGCTCACGCTGACGACGGAAGCGCCGACCGTCACTCAAAGCATTCAACCTGCTGCCGCGCAGCTTACGCTGACGACGGAAGCGCCTCTGGTTGACCAGGACGTTTTTCAGTCGCCAGCCGCGGCGCAACTCACGCTTACCACGGTCGCACCGTCTGTCGTCCAAAGCATTCAGCCCGCGGCTGCCCAGCTGACGCTGACCACGGTCGCGCCGCTAGTTGACCAGGATGTGTTCCAATCACCAGTTGCTGCGCAGCTTACGTTGACTATGGTTGCGCCGCTGGTCGACCAGGATGTCTTTCAGTCGCCAGCCGCCGCGCAGATAACGCTGACGACCGCGGCGCCCAGTGTTGACCAGGACGTGTTTCAGACGCCTGCGGCGGCGAATCTGCTACTGTCTACCGCGGCGCCGACGATAACGATTCAGGCATCTCAGGACGACGTTGAAGCGACGCCTGCGACCGCGCAACTGATCATTACCGTCTCGGCGCCATCTGTTATACGGACGGTCGTACCGGTCTTTCAATCCGACACGCGCAATATGTTTCAGACGGCGACTTATTGGGCGCCGCTTAGCAATGATGGGTTTGGAAACAGGACATACGCGCAGCCGGTCCTCATTTTGTGCCGCTGGCAGGACGGCATTGAGCTGTATCGCGGTCTTGACGGCAAGGAGCACCGCACGCATGCAATCGTCTACGTTGACCGAGTGCTGCGCGACAAGGGATTCCTGGCGCTCGGAGACCAGACTGCGACGCCGTTTGACGATCCGCGGCTCATTGACGGGGCGTACGAAATTCGGCGCATCGGCGTGTCGCCCGGTCCGCTGGCTGATAAGCAGCTGAACAAGGTGTGGCTATGACGGCACCGTTCGTGAGCAACCTGATGCGGCAAACCGCAACCTATTGGCCGCCCAGCTCGAACGACGGGTTCGGGAACGTTGCGCACGGGGCGCCGGTCGTGCTAAAATGTCGCTGGCAGGACCAGATCGAATTGGCAATCGACCCGCAGGGAGAGGAGTTCGTTTCGCACACGATAGTTTATCCGGACCGGGCGCTCGCCGTTCAGGGCTTCATTGCCCTTGGCGACTCGAGCAGTGAAGCTGACCCGACTGTCCTGGAACATGCATTCGAGATACGTCAAGTCGGCGTGTCACCGGCATTAAAGAACGACAAGGAATTGCACAAGGCATGGCTGTGAATCGGGTCGAGGGCGTCAAATTGACCATCGAAAACCTAAATAGGGCAATCGAGGGAATTCAGGGGCGTACATGGGGCGGTCTGTTGGCAGCGGGCGCCAAGGTTCAGCGGTTGTCGCAACAGCGGGTTCCGGTTGAATACGGCAATCTGCGTGCATCTGCATATACGCGTCGAATGCAACAGTCCCATGCGCACAAGGACGAAATGGCGGTAGAAGTAGGATACACCGCGGCCTATGCGCTGTTTGTCCACGAGAACATGCAGCAGCGATTAAGAGGCCAGCCGCGACCATCGGGGCTCGGTCATTATTGGGGACCACACGGACAACCCAAGTTTCTAGAGAGTGCGTTGCTCGACCTGCAGCAGGAAATCGTGCAGACGGTCGCCTCGCGCGCGAGGATACGTGAATGAAATCGCCCGCGCACGACCTAGCGCTGCACTTGGCCGGTCTTGGCATCGGAACGTTTGGGGCTGACAGCGGCTGGTCGATTAACGTGTCGACGGAACCGGCGGAGCCCGACACGGTGATCACGCTGTACGACACGGGCGGCGACGAGCCCGACACTGACGAGCTGGATCTGCTGCGCCCGACGTTCCAGGTGCGCGTGCGCGGGGATGACTACCCTGTCGTGTATTCCAAGCAGGAAGCGATTCGCGACGCGCTCATACTGCCGGGTCGAATTGAGACGGCCGATTCGGTTTTTCTCGGAATTTTCATGACTTCGGACATTTTAGCAATCGGTCGTGATGACAACGACCGTCACTTGCTTACTGCAAACTACCGGTCGATCAGAGAAAGGGTTTGACTATGGCGGGATTTGTCGGACGTGACATTGTCTTGGAATGGAACAACGCCGTCATTCTCGGTGTACGGGAAAAGGGCATCGCCATCAACGGCGAAGCGGTCAACGTCACCAGCGATGAAGATAATGGTTGGCAGACGTTGCTCGAGGAATCGGGCGAGCAGTCAATCGAGATCTCGTTGTCGGGCGTTACCAAGAGTAACGTGCTCAAGCAGGAATGGTTCAATGGAACCAAGATCCGGACGGCGGAAATTGAATACCCGAACGGCGACATTCTGACCGGCACGTTTCGATTGTCGTCCTATACGGACACCGGGCCGTACAACGATGCCACGACGTTCGAGGCAACGTTGCAGTCAACCGGCGTGGTTACTTTCACGCCCTATTCGTAACGGAGGGTCAATACGATGCGGAGCCTCGTCACAGGGCTATTCGTTCTTTTATTGCTGGCGGCGCTGCCCGCGTCAGCGGCTAACTTGTCCGTCACTGCCAGCAATGTGTCACCTGGAACCAACGCCGTGTTCGATAACGGCGTGGCGCTCGAGGCGGTCACAGCCGGGCAGGTGTTGTACAAGCGTGCGAGCGACGGACAGTTTGGGCTGTGCGACAATAATTCCGCAACGGCGGAAGTTCGCGTGCCGCATGGTATCGCAGTCAACAATGCTGCAGCAAACCAGGGCGTGCGTGTGCAGACGGGCGGACGCATCAACATTGGTGCTACTGTCGTCGCCGGTACGCCTTACTTCACCAGCGACACGGCTGGTTCGATTTCAAACCTGCAGACCGATGCTGCGTCGGGAGAATACCCGGCGTTCCTCGGATTTGCAATCGCCACAACGACGATCGACTTAAACATCGTCTATTCAGGAGTTGTCGTGCCTTGAGCATCTTTCAAGACCTCAAGCTTGAGTGGGATGGGAAGTCGTACCAGATCCCGGCGCGGAAGATGATGGAAACCATCGCCGGGGTGGAGGAACATATTACGCTGAAAGAGCTGTTTACGGCAGCCAGCCAGCGCGGCACGATTCAATTAGTGCGGCTGGCGCGGGCGTGGGCGACCGTGCTGCAGTCAGCCGGGGCCAAGGTTTCGGACGAGGAAGTCTACAGCGGAATGTTTGGGGCCAAGGGCGCAGGTCAACAGGCAGTGCAGGACGCAATTACGCACTTGCTCATGATGATGATTCCTCCCGACAAGCTGAAAGAGTGGCAGAACGCAGCGGAAGAGGCTGAAGTTTCGGAGCAGGCGGAGGGGGAAGCTGGCGGACAGACGGAAGCCGCGGTCAGTTTGTCCGAGCTGCGTATCAAGCGGCGCGAAGCTGGGGGTTGACCAGAGACGAATTCTGGTCGTTGACCCCAACCGAGTTTCATTGGGAGGCCGACATGCGAAAGCCTCTCAAGATGTACGGCAAAATGACCGAGCATCAGGTTGCCGAGATCTATTACGCTAAGCCGTTCAAGCGGAAGCGTAAGAAGAAACGGAATAAGGCAGCGTAATGGCACAGATCGGTCGCCTCGTTGTCGTCATCGGGTCAGAAGTTTCCGGGCTTATTCGTGGTGTGCGACAGGCTGAAAGCGCCGTTGAGGGAATGGCGTTTGCGGTCGCCCGGTCGGTGCGCTCGTTAGCAACAATCGGCGTGGCAGCGACGGCAGCAGGCGCCGGTCTACTGACGTGGGTCGTCAAGGGCTCATTGGCGGCAATCGACGCACAATCGAAATTGGCGACGCGCCTCGGTACGTCGGTCGTCAGTATTCAAAACCTGAAACACGCGGCAGACCTTGCGGACGTGTCGTTTGAAAGCATGGCGCAGGCGATGTCCGTCATGCAGGCGCGCATGTCGCAAGCAGCGCGCGAGGGTACGGGACCGGCAGCGGAAGCAATACGTCGTCTTGGCTTGTCAACAAAAGACCTGCTAGCATTACCGGTAGATGAACGCGTTGCGCGCATCGGTGAGGCGTTTCAACGGTTGAATTACAGCACGGCGCAACAGGCGGCGACGTTGCGCGAACTTGGAATTAGAAATCAGTCACTGATTTTGCTGTTTCAACAGGGCGGCGATGCGATTCGCTCTGCGCAAAAAGAGGTTGAGCTGTTCGGCATTGCGCTGTCGAACATCGATGCGAAGGCAGTGGAAGAAACCAACGACGCATGGACGCGGGTGATGGCGATTGTTGCGGCGGCGGGCAACCAGCTGGCCGTTGCCGTTGCGCCAATCTTGAAAGAGATTGCCGATCGAATTATTAAAGCTGCAGAGGAATTCGGCGGCTTTGAAATGATGATTCAAGAAGGAGTGCGCACGGCGGTAATGGCGTTCGGTTCGCTGTTGCGCGTTTTTTACAACTTGCGCGTCGGGTTTGGGGAGTTTGCTAACTACGTCATTACGGAGCTGAACCAGATCATTCAGGGCCTGAACCGTGTTACGTCATTCTGGTCGCTCGGTTTTGCAAAGCCGTTGGACGAAATACAGACCAAGTTCAAGACGACGCGCGAGGAGCTGGGCGACCCGCCTGACCCGGAGGACTGGCGCAAGTGGTACGACGATCTCGTGCGCGGGTGGAATCTAGTTGGTGAGGCAGCAGATAAGGCGAGCAAGGCGGGCACTGGGGGAGGCGGGGAAGAGGATACGCTAACCGCGGAAAAGCGCAAGGCGATGGACCAGCAATTTCGCAACTTGCAGCGGTCGATTGCCAACGAGGCGCAAGCGCTGGGGCTGGCTCGAGCTGAAGAGCTGCGGCGACTGGCGGAGTTCGAGCAGTACAAGATAGGAACGCAGGAAGAGCGTAATGCGGCGCGGCTAGCAATCGAGCAAAAATACCAAGAGGACCGCGCAAAGCTGATTGCGGGCGCTATTGATAATGAGACGTTGACCGAGACCGAGAAGCTGGCGAAACGACAAGCAGACCAGTTGAAACAATTGCAACAATTCGAGCAGGCGCGTATCATTACGGAGCAGGAAGCTGCGATGGTGCGCAGGCGGTTAGCGGAGAGCCACGCGCTTGCCATGATGCAACTGCAATCGCGGCAATATACGGAGCTGGCGAATATTGTCGATACGTCGATGGGTCACATCAAGCAAATCGTTGGGCAGGAGGGCGGCGCGGCGTTCGAAATTCTGAAGGCAATTTCGATGGCGACGGCGCTGGTGAAGGGCTATGAAGCGGTCGTGTCTGCCTACGCTGCGGGAAGTGCGCTCGGCGGTCCGCCGGTCGGAGCGGCGTTCGCGGCAATTGCGGCAGCAGGGGTGGGCGCTCAAATAGCGGCGCTCGCGGCCGTCAAACCGGAAGGGGCTGGCGTGGCGGGCGGAGGGCTATCGGCGGCGGCAGGTGGGGGAGCAGCCGCGGCTGCGACGAGCGCGGCGGCGCCCGGTCCTAACGCTGGTCAGACGCTCTATATTGAAGGGCTGCACAAGGATTACATGTATGGCGGGGAATCCGTCCGCCGAATGGCGGAAGGTCTGATGCAATACCAGCGCGACGGTGGCAAGGTGGTGTTTGCCAAATGATTATCAACGAGCCCGACATCCAGCTGAACGAGGCGGCGGGAATTACGCTCAACAACCCGCTGATCGGTTATCACAACGTTATAACGTCGACCAATGTGACGGCAGAGAGTGAGGATCCAAACTTTCCGGCAACCAACCTTGCGAACCCGTCGACCGATTCGTTTTGGGTCGCGGCTGACGAATCGGACCAGGACGTATTCGTGTCGGGCATCACGCAGGAAATCGACTACGTTGGAATTGCTAATCATAATTTCAGCTCGGGGCAGGTGACGGTCTCAATTCTTGGAGACTATGAGGAATTCATTGCGCCGTTCATTCCGGTAGATGACAGTCCGCTGTTCTTTCGCTTGACGCCACGCAATGATGTGGAGCAAATCATTCTGCGGCTCGAGCCGCTGTACGACCCGCCGTTCATGTCAATCTTGCAAGTCGGCCGGTTGCTATATTTGCCGCGCCGAATCTATGTCGGCCACACTCCGCTGCCGCTCGGCCGCAATACGAACGTGACCAACGGTTACAGTGAAGGTGGGCACTTTTTGGGCAACATCGTCATCAGCGAGACAAAGTCGTCGCGGGTAACATTGCAAAACTTGAACCCGTCGTGGTATCGCACTTATTTCGACCCGTTCGTTGAGGCACGCGACCCGTTCTTTTGGGCGTGGCGCCCGCAGTCGTACCCGAACGAAGTTGGCTTTGCCTGGGTGGTTGGCAGCCCGCAACCAAGCAACCAGCGTGCTAACGGCATGATGCAAGTCGAGATGCAAATAAACGGGATCACGGGCTGATGCCAGCGCGCCGATTCCGTCAATATATCGAGCTGATCCTCGATTACTGCTCGTTGACTTACGGCGTGCTGCCATGTGAAGCCGCAATCGGCATTACCGGTGATGATAAGTGCTTCAACACACCGGCTACCTGTCAAGACCGCGAGAACATCGACCTGGAGCAGATTACGCTCATCTTTGGGCAGGACAACGGCTTGTTGCCGGTCGAGCCGGGCGTGCTGCCGTCGCTGGAAAGTGTAAATTTCACTCCTGCCAAGGTCTCGCTCGGTGAAGATCTCGGCGAGCGCGCATCGCTCACTGCAGTGTTTCGCGACCGACCGCACAGCGACACGGGTGAAGGCTTCGACAAGTATCATGCAGAACGCGACTATAACCCGTTCGAGCAAGGCACGCTGTTTGGCAAGTTTCGGGCGCGTCACCCGTTCATTCGCGGTCGGTCGCTGCGCTGGCTGAACGGTACGGACAATCTTGACTACCCGTACCTGGAGGCACGTCACTTCTTCATGGAATCGCTCAGCGGCCCGGATGCTGATGGTCGCTTCACTATCGTCGCTAAGGACGTACTCAAGCTGCTTGACGGTGACCGGGCGCAGTGCCCATCCGTAAGTCGTGCGTTCATATCGTCTGCCTTGACGGACACATTTACCGGGTCGGTGAACGTGTCGCCGACCGGCGTCGTCTCGGACTATACGACCTACGACGGCATCGGCGACTCCTCATATCTGAACATCGGCGGTAAGGAAATCGTCCAGTTCAGCAGGCCATCACGGCTCAAGTTGTTGCTGAACGGAGAAGGCGGCGCTAATAACGTCGATTCGAGCCCATATAACCACACTCTCGTGGCATCTGGCGGTGCCGACCTGTCGTCCAGCTCACCAATGTTCGGCACCAATGAATACGACTTCGACGGTACGGACTCCAACATTACGGTGTCTAATCCCGGCTCGGACTTTACTATTGGAACGCAGGACTTTACGATCGACTTCTTCATTGACTTCGACGACCTTGGCACCGATGACTTCATCATTGACTTTCGCCCGCTTGGTGGACTGGCAGGCGCACTCAACATTCGTAAGACCGCAGCGAACGTGATCGACGTTCGCAACAATGCGAGCGTCATTATTACCGGAACGACCGTAGTTACCACGAACACTCAGTACCACGTCGCGCTGACCAGGGGCGGGGGCAACACTAAGCTGTTCTTGAACGGCACGCAGGAAGGGTCGACAATTTCTTCTGACACTACGTCCTACACTAACGGCGGTGTCAGCAGGCCGATTATCGGAGCTAGTGGTCTTGACCCGACCGTGAACGAATGTGACTGTCAGTTGGACGAGCTGCGCGTCATCATTGGCGAAGCGCTGTGGACTGCCAACTTTACTCCTCCGGTGACGGCGTCCACTCTCGAGCCGTTTTACGACGACACGCTAGATCATCTTGTTATTCTGTCGCGCGGTGAATTCAACACTACGGCACAAGAGCACGAGGCGGGAGAGCGAGCACAGCTCGTCATTTATTACGAGGGGAAAGACCCGGCCGACATACTTCACGACATGTACACTAATTTCGGCGCCGTACCGGACGAATACATTCCGTTGACGACTTGGCAATCCGAGACGGACACCTATCTCGGTGTGCTTTACACAGCGGTCCTGGCTATTCCAACTCCGGTGCGAGAACTGGCCTCGGAACTAATTGAGCAAGCCGCACTGGTGCAATGGTGGGACGACCTGAACCGGGAAATCGGCCTACAGGTGCTGCGTGCCGTCCCAGCATCGGCGCAGATTTTCAACGAGGACAACACGCTGGAAGGATCGATTCGTATTGCGACACAAGACGAGAAGCGATTGTCACAAGTATGGACGTTCTTTGCGCAGATCGACCCGCTGACTAGCTTAACTGATGACCGCAATTATCGCAGTGTCGCGGTGAAGATTGATACGGCAGCGGAAGAGGATTATACGGTCCCGGCCATCAAGAAGGTTTATTCACGCTGGATTCCGCTCGGCGGGCGCACCACGGCGGACCGGGTGAATGACATTTTACTGTCACGCTTTCGCACCCCGCCGCGCAAGTTCGAGTTTGAAGTCATGCGCAACGTACCGGGCGCGGTGGGCGTGCAGCTGGCTGGAGGTTATCGGCTGCAAAACCGGTTCTTGCAAAACGCAGACGGCTCGGCGGAGACCGTATCGGTTCAAGTTACGCGGTTACACCCGCTACCTGATCGCTATCGCGTCGAAGCGGAAGAGATATTGTTTACTGGTGATGCGCTCGACCTTGCCTACCGCGTGGTGACTATCGACGTCGACACGTTCAATGTGAATCTCCGGGATCTGCACGACCAGTTATTCCCATCGCCGGAAGACTACGAGGACATTGAAAGCATTACGTTTGTCATTGAAACCGGCGTCATTGTCGGCTCGACCAGCACGACGCTGCCCGCGGTAGACACGGGTGAATGGCCGGTTGGGGTCGAGCCGCACTTGCAGGTTAACGGACGAATTCAGGGCAAGGGCGGCGCTGGTGCTGCCGGGCGCGTCATGAACCTTGGCGGCTCGGCGACTGGACGGAGCGGCAGTAGAGGCGGTACTGCGCTGCTTGTCCGTGCTCCTATCACGATGACGTCGACTGATGGTGAAATATGGGCCGGAGGCGGCGGCGGCGGCTCGGGCTTCAATTCTGACAATCTGGCGGGCGGCGGTGGAGGCGGCGGCGCCGGTTCGCAGGGTGGCGATGGCGGAGCTGCCGGAACATACAACCCGCCGACGAATCCGGCAGCTACGGCAGGTCAGCCTGGAACCTCGGAAGAGGGAGGCGTGCCGGGAGTTGGAGCGGGGAACCGTGATGGAGGCGCAGGCGGCGGACCAGCGGAGGCGGGAGACAATGGCGAGACAGGACTAGGAGGGACTGGGGGTGCGCCGGGCGACGCGATTGACGGAGTTAGCTTCATAACCCTGGTGGGTCCCGCAGGGGACCACCGCGGCGACGAAATTAACTGAGAAACCCGGAGGGGCAGGACGATGCTATCGAAGGCCATACTGGTGTTAGTGCTGACCTGGGGCGGAGCGGTAATGGCGCAGCAAACGACCCATCGTCACCCGCCGCAGGACATTCCGGCGCACGAGAAATTCTACTCGACATGGTATATGCCTGACAACCCGAAAAAATCGTGCTGCAACAAGGCCGACTGCTACCCGACCGTGATTCGCTACATCGGCGACCGGATCGAGGCGCGACGGCGTGAGGATGGCGCGTGGCTGGTAATTCCACCGCACAAGATCGAGCAGCGGCGCGACAATCCGGACGGCAGGAATCACTTGTGTGCTCCACCACCAACTGCTAGCTATCCGCCAAATACCGTGTTTTGCTTTGCCCTCGGAGGAGGAATTTAACCATGCTCACCGTTCTACTGGTAATTCTCCTAGTGTTGATCTTGCTGGGCGGCTTACCGCCAGTCTCAAGCCGATACGGCTATGGCCCGTCTGGGATTCTGACAGTGCTGTTGGTCGTGTTGCTCGTCTTGCTGTTACTCGGGTATCTGTGATGTCAGTCATCGTTCGGGAAATTCAAGCGTGGCTGAATGAACTGGGCGCCCAGCCGCGGTTGGCTGTTGACGGAGTCGCCGGACGCCGCACGATGGCGGCAATTGACGAACGGCTCGGGCCGATTGCAGTCGACTGGTCCGACGCGCGCAAGCTGGTCGGCATCGAGCAATGGGTCTACAAACAATTCAACATCGAGGTCGGCGAGATTGACGGGCTCGTTGGTGAGCAGACGCGCTGGGCGCGGACGATCTTCACCGCGCGCGGCAAGGATAAGACCAAGCCGAATTTGAAGGAAGAGACTTGGCGGGACCACGTTGAGACGGGCAAGCCGATTCCGCCGCAGACTGAAGTGCGTCAGCAATGGCCACGCCAGAGCCAAGTGCAGTCGTTTTATGGCGCACCGGGGACCGGCTTCGTTATGCTCGAGCTGCCGTTTCCGTTCCGGATCGCATGGGAGCCCAGCAAGACTATTCAACGTGCATCGGTGCACGGCAAGTGTCGAACGGCGTTCGATCTGGTGTGGCGCAACACGCTGGCTCACTACGGCTACGACGAGATCCGGCGCCTGCGGCTCGACATGTTCGGCGGTTGCGCCAACGTGCGCAGGATGCGCGGTGGTTCGGGCTGGTCCATGCACGCGTTCGCGTGTGCGTGGGACGTTGACCCGGACCGCAATCAGCTGCGATTCAACCGGGCGCAGGCGACGTTGGACGAGACTCCCTATACCAAGTTCTGGCAATTCGTGTACGCGCAAGGCGGTCTGTCGCTCGGCATCGAGCGCAATTACGACTGGATGCACTTTCAATTCACTCGGGACTTTTCATAATGGTTAATGAATTACCTTCCCAAGTCGACCAGATGATGGAATTCGTCGTACGGGACGAGGCGCGGCGCGACAAGCGCGGGCGTCTTACGATTTACAAGACAAGCGACGGTTATGAGATCGCTGGGATCAGTGAGCGTTATCACCCGTTACAGTACCGGGCAATACGCGCAATGCTAAGACGCAACAATTACAGAGGCGCGGAGCAGGCGGCGAAGCAATACATTGCAAATTATACCGCCCCGGCCGCATCGTGGCATGATAATCCTGGTATTCAGTACTACCTGCGCGACACGGCGTTCAACCGTGGACCGCGCGGCGCGGCACGAATCTTGCAGATGGCAGTTGGCGTTCACGAGGATGGAATTGTCGGGGAGCAGACGCTGCGCGCGACACACGACATGCCGGTGAACGAGCTGCTCGAGCGGCTCGACAAGGCGCGGCGGGAATATGAAGTCCGGGAATACGGGATGCGCGCGGGGGTGTGGGAAGGAATGGAAAATCGCTGGAAAAAGGTACTAGCAAGAGCTGGGGAATTCATGTTAAAATCGAAGGATTCAGACCAGGAAGTCAGCTAGGAGGTAGGATTATGCAAATTCGAATTCCAATTGCACTTTTCGTGTTACTGGTAGCTGCGGACGCTGTGCTCGCGCAGACCGTTCCACCGGCCAACCCCAACCCGTCAATCGGCGTCATCGACGTGGGCGCGGCCTTCGGCTGGTTGCAACCATACGTCAATGCTGCAGTCGGCGCGTTGTTGACGGCATTGGCGACATGGGTAATGTGGGCGCTCAAGACAAAACTCGGTCTGCAGATCGAAGACAGTCACCGCGATGCTTATCTGACGGCGGCCAAGAACCGGGCGGCGGAATTGATCGCCAAGGGCTTCGTGTCCATGCAGGAACGCGGCAAGGTCGAGATCGACAACCGGGCGCTGGCGGACGCGGTCAACACGCTGGTGCGCGCGGTCCCGGACGCGGTCAAGCAATTCAACATCAAGGAGTCGGACATCGAGCGCACGATTACGGCGATGGTCCCACAAATACCAGAGACAGCGGTAGTTGAGGGCAAAGTAGTCGCAGCTCCACCGGCCAACGGCGTGCTGGCGCCGAAAGCGGAGCGGCGCTAACCGGTCAATTTCAGAGGTAGAAAGGAACCCGTCATGACGAAATTCTTTGCCAGCCTAGCGCTGGCCGCAACATTGCTGCTCGGCACTGGTTGCGCAACCGACCCGAACACCGGTCGGCCGGTGCCGATTCCAATCGAACAGCTGGTGGCGCAGGCGCAGCACATCGCGCAGCAGATCTGTGCCTTCCTCCCGACTGCCAACACGATCATTGAAATCGTGAACCTCGGGGTGCCGGGACTTGGGACCGCGGCGGCGATTGCCAATGCCATCTGCGCCGCGGTTCCACCGCCGACGCCGCAGACGCGACGCAAGGCGGCGCCGGTCGCCGTGCACGGGTATGTACTCGGCGTGCCGGTACGTGGACAGCGGGTATGAGCGCGCTTGATTTCCTTGGGCTGGCGATCCGTCTCGGACCGCTGGTGCCCAAGGTACAGAAACTGGCCAGCGACGTCAAGCCGCTGGCCCAGCTCGTGCGTCAACTGTGGCCCACAATTCAGCCGCAGATTGAAGAGCTGTGGAATCACCCGGACGTCGTTGCGCTCAGACAAAGACTGGCACTAGACAACGAAATTGTCGTTGGCCAGTATAACGTTGAGTGGCTTCAACAATCGCTCAAGGACCTCGGAGTGTACCAGCTCGAGGTCGACGGCGAAATGGGACCGAAGACCATCGAGGCGGTAAAACGGTTTCAGAAGCTGAACGGGCTCGAACCCGACGGCTGGGCTGGGCCAATAACCAGCGTCGCCATCTCCATCGCGAAAGCGAACAAGGGACTACCAGGACCATGAATTTTGACAACCCGACTTGGCGCATCTTTGCATGGTTCTTCCTGGCCGGGCTCGGCTGGGCGATTGGCCACGGGCTCGGCGTCTTCTTCATTGTACAGGTGACCAGGGCCGTTACTTGACATGTGGTACATGGCAGGCCGATTCATCTCGTTGATGGTCGTCTGCGGCATTGCGCTGCACTATATCTGGGCGATCTTAGTGCTGGTCAATACGGATGCGTTGAATTCCACTCCACTCGCATCGCTACACAACTTCTTTGACCATTTCGGCGTTGAAGCTCGCCAGTTGGCGTTAATTTTAGTCCTGTCGTCAATTTCGTCGTCTGTCGCCATGTGGTTTGATCGCGCCAAGCTGGCGCCGCTCCTGTTGCTGCCGCAGCAGATCTTGCTGATAATTGCGGCGACCGGCTGCTTTTCAGCCGCGTGGCTCGGGGAATACGCGGACGGCGTGCCGCGGGCGCATGCGCACATATTGTCCGACCAATTGCCGATGATTTTGATCGCGGCGTTTTATTCAATTGCCATTATCTTTTACGCGCTTCGAGCAGATAATGCAAGATCGCCATGATTCCGGGCTTACGGAAGAGGAGCTGAAGTTACTTCGCCGAATCGCTGCACAGGCAGACGAAACCAGTATTCGCAATGATGAACGGGACGAGATTCAGAGAACAGAGAAGGAAAGACTGCAGCGGCTCATTTACGCAGTTGACGATATCGAGCGGCTACTCAAGTCGTACGAGCGGACGGCGTGGTTGTGGACTACGATTGGAATTTGGGTAAAATGGTTTGGGGTCGTAGGAGCGTCGTTAATCGCGCTTAAGTTGCTATGGACAGAAGTGAAGGAAGTAATACGATTAATGTTAGTACCATGAACCATTCTACTCGTCGCAGACACAACATCGCCGCGGCGTTTGTTGCTGTCATATTCATGGCGCCCTTGTTTTGGATGCTGCTCGACCGTGAGCCTCCTTACGTGGAGCACATTGGTAAAGTAATTCCCCCCGAAGTGCAGGCAGGTGACCAGATCACTGTTGAGTGGCAGATGAAGATAAACCGGGTCTGCCCCGGTTACATTGCGCGCGAGGTAGTCGATTCGCAGAACGTACTGTGGAACTACGACGTTCAGCCATCGGTGCGGCGCGAGCAACAATTCGACGTGTCGGGTATTCCGCGGTTGACCAAGCTGCGGCGCTCATTCGTCATTCCGGAGCAGGCGGCGCCCGGCCCAGCTCGATATCGGTCATTGGCATGCTACGTTTGCAACCCAATTCAGCAGCTTTGGCCGATTTGTACCAGGACACCCGACGTGGAATTTTCGATCCTCCCGAAGGAGGAATTGTCCGGGAAGCTGAAGAGGAAGTCGAAGGCGTGGCAATTTGCGCACAGCTGCTTTCCGACAGGGGCGCTCTGGCACGACGACTTATTTTTCGTTAGCTCGTTTGACCCGGTCGCTGCTATAATAGCTGATATGTCGCTAAGAGTGCGCCGGAAAGGCTTTCCGCGGGCGGGCGACCGGGGAGATGACGACCCGATCGCCCGCCCTTCCCTCACCCCTAACGCTGGGTCCTGGCTTCAACGCCGGAAATTAGGGTAAGTTCGCCCTGCGACCGGGTGACAGCCACGTAAATCAAGTTCCGCTCCTGTTCCTGTTGCCATTCCTGGCGAGCCCACGGGCTCGGCATGAAGTCATAACGGCCGAGAATGAAGACCCGCGGCCATTCCCGGCCCTTGCTCTTGTGCACCGTGCTGAGTGTAAGAGTGGGCTTGGCCTCGTTTTCGCCGTCGAGGAACATCGAGGCAATCCGACTGCGCAGTTCGGCGACCGTGGTTGCGGGCGGCTGGCTGTCCATGATCACCTTCACGGTCTCGACCCGGTCAACCAGCGCCTCAGCCTGCGTCTCTTTGCCTTTGGCGGTTAGCTTTGCAACCTGCTGCTCACAGTACGTGTCGAGCCGTTCGCGTAATACTTCCAAGTCGGTGACCTTGAACCGGCTGACTAGCTTAAGCAGCCCGGCGCCAATGTCGCGACCCTCGACGTGGCAGGCGACGCCGTGTTTGATCAAGGTGTAGGCCAGCTCTACGAGCGGTCTGGTCTTGCGGCAAAGAATGGCATCGCTCGCCTGGAGGGTCTTCAGGCTCACCGGGACCAGGAACTCGGCATAGTCGGTGGTTGAGACTTTGCCTTCCGGCGCTGTGTCGTCGGCCTGAATATGGTTGACGGTCTGCTGTGCCTCGCGAACTACTGCCTTCGGGCAACGAAACGTAACGGTCAGCGGAAGGGTTGTGCAGCCGAATTCACGGATGATCAGGTCGATAGCATCGTTATCGGCGCCGGTAAAGCCGTAGATCGCCTGATGGCGGTCGCCCACGAACACCGCACGGCCGTTCTTGCGGAGCATCTTGCGGACCATGGCGCGGCGGGCGGCGTTGGTGTCTTGCGCCTCGTCGGTGAATACCCAGTCGTTTTCCCACATCCGGACGTCCGACACGACCGGCATATAAACCATGTCGTCGAAGTCAATGACGGTCTTGGCTAGTTCGCGGTGAAACTTCAGGGTGCGAATGGCGAAATCGATGCCCTTGTCGATCAGGCCGTTGTTGTCGTCGCCGTCGAACTCGATTTCACCGGTCAGGTCGAAATGATCGATGATGGCGTGCCACTGGGAGCGGTCCTCGACCTGCCCGTACAAGCCTAGTGCCCGCTGCTTTGCCAGCGACACTAGCTTCAAAACGAACGCGTCGAGCTTCTCCGGGAGGCCGTTCTTGCGAAACTGGGCAACGGTCATGTCGTACTTCTCGCGCGCGGCTTCCGGACCGGCCTTGACCTGCGGGTAGACCCGGCGCCACGCGTTCAGACCGAATGAATGAAAGGTGCCGACGCGGACCCGGTTGCCCAGGCTCAGCTTGGCGACCTTGCCTTTGATCTCGTCTGCAATCTTCTTGTTGTAGGCGGCGAAGGCGACCGAACCGTTGGTCAGCGCCAGCGCGGCGATCAGCGTGCTGGTCTTGCCAGCGCCCGCGACGGCCTCGACGAAAGCGGAGCCGGAACCGGTCTCGACCCAGTTGAGGACCGCGGCCTGCTGCGGCGAAGGAACGAATTGCTTGGTGGCGGTCATTGTCATCATCTCCTATATCGTGCTGGGCTATCTCCAACCCGCGCAGTTAACCACGCGTCGCAACAGCTGTCAAGCTCTCCCTGCCAGCGGAACGCGGGTGAAGACGAATTGTGGCTGCAGAGCACCAATCGGCCCGACCGACACGACTGGCGCGAACTCAAGCATCGAGCCTATCTCCACGACATCAACGCCGGTCATGCGCGCCACGTCCGCGTCAGACAGCGCATACGACAGCTCACCGGAGCGAACGTTGCGAATCTCGAACGCAAAGCCGTCAAGCATGTTCATGGGCTCACAAAAACACGGCGCCCGGCGAGGGTCAACCCCTGCCGGGCGCTGCAACACGGGGCGTGGTGTCAGGGGTCAAAACGGAATCTCGTTGTCGTAACCGTCGAATTCCGCGTAGAACTCCGGAGCGGCAGCCTCTGCGGCCAGCGCTCCGAGATGGTCCTCCTCGTCCTCACACTCCGGATGAGGAACGGCCGGGCCGTGATAAAACGGGTTCGGCTCCCAAGAATCAAATTGCGTCAGGATCCAAGCGCGATCCGGTTGCTCGGCTCCTACGTTACGAGCCTCCTCGCGGGCGGCTTCCCATTCAGTAGCTAGTGCCATGTCAGTCTCCTATATTTACAGTTGCTTGGTTGACTTGCGCCAGTAGCGCGGGTCGATGGAACCGGCTGCCTCGATGCGCTCGAGGGTCGGCCGCATCTTCGGGTCGTCGCACGTGAAACGATGCTTCAGAATCCAGGAGTTATCGTTCATGTCCTGGGCCACGATTGCGTACATGCCCCACTTGCGAACGAAACTGATCTTAATTCGGTCTGCCATCGTCATCTCCTATGTCCAACCCGCGCAGTAAACCACATTTCTTGCGAGGTTGTCAACATATTCCATCACGCGAGCTGCTGACCGTGTCGTCGCTGCAACAGTTGGGCGGGTCGCGAGTGGTTCAAGTCCGCGACCCGCCCGGCTCTCCTAGAAAGGGTCGGCAACCGCAACAGCGCCGACCGTGCTGCAACGACGCAAGCACAGCACAGCCTGCGGCGACGGTCAAGACCGAATCTTGCTTGCTTGCCATGCCTTCCACGCGGGGCGCTGCTCGACCTCGATCAGCTTATTCAACGACGCTATGACCGGGTCGATACCGAGATGTTCCGCCAACATGAATGCGTAGCCGATGACGTCGACCAGCTCCTGCTCGAGTTCCCGTTGGTACTCGTATTGGCGCTCGGCGTAGTCGCCACGCCAGCTCTTCTTGATCAGATTCAGCATCTCTCCGACTTCGCCGCCCAGCCCGACGACCAGAAACCGGGTCTTGTCGTCGTACGGCAGCTCCGGCCACTCCGCGTGCTCGCGCACCTTCTCGCGCCATTGCAGGTACAGCTCAGTTGCTCTGCTCATTGCCACACCATCTCTAGGAGGAATGCTTGCCACAGTGGAACGGCGTGCGTCACTGTGTCGCAGCCGACAAGGTACTCTGCCTTCCACATACCGTCAAAGTAGATTCGCAACAAAATGTCAGTCATCTTCGCTTCTCCGCGTCGTACAGTTGTCTTGTCTCCGGGTCGACACACATTCCGTGCCCGCGAATGAAAATCGTCTTTCTTCCGCTCGACGCGCACGTCTGTCTAATCGCTTCTTCGCGCGAATGAACACCAGCTAACAGCCACAGGAACAAGCCGATCGTTAAAGTTACCACGATCATTGCCCAGGCTATCATCGTCGTTTCTCCGCTCTTACAGCTGCTACGACCTCGTCCATGCTCTGCGCCATCTCCCGCTTCCCGGTCAAGATTCGCACCGTCGCCTCTTCGACCGGCGACGTCACGAGGTCGATCACGCTGCACATCTGGTCCTGCTCGCCGCGGTGGTTGCGGTCCTCGACCTGGAGCCGGTGATACAGGCTGTAACTGTTCTCGAAGAAAACGGTACGGTTGCAGCGGTCCTTGCCGGGCTTGCCAAGCAGCGTGTGGCCCAGCGCTATCGCGCGTTCCTGGCCGACGATGACGCGGCACGCCGGATCATCGTTGAAACGGCGCTTCTGTTCCACGATTTCATCGGTCTTCATTCCGCCGCGTATAATCGCGGGCTCGAGCCCAGCGCGGCCCAGCGCCTCGGCCAGCATCTTGCCACATTCCTTATGATAGTGCACGACGATGGACTTACCCGGCCCGTTGCACAGCTCGAGCACGGCCTTGAGCTTCGGGTTGTCCTTCGGCTCGAGTAGTTGGTGCGTCTTGCTGCGCGGTCGTGAATTCTCATCCAGCCACGATTCTATCAGTATTCCGCTCGATATTTGGCGCAGCTTTCCTAGTTGTGTCAGCACTAGTTCCGCGGTCACCATCGTGCCGCTGTCCTCGTCTCCGACCAGCGCGTAAAACTCCTCCATCATCGTCCGGTAGCGCGACAGCTGCTCGCCGGTCATCTCCAGGTGAACGGTGGAGTACGTCTTTTCCGGTAGGTCCTTGCGCCAGTCCGCCTTCAGCGCCCTGAATGAGCAGCCGTCAAGGATGCGCGCCAGCTCGTCGCCGTTCTTGAATTCCGGCAGGATCTGCTTACCCATGAACCCACCCATGACGGCGAAGCGATTACGAAATGCAACCGGATTCCAGCCATTCAGTTCGCCCAGCGCCCGCAGCTGGCCGTAATAGTCCATCACGTTCTGCGTTATCGGCGTGCCGTTTAGCTCACGCACGACCTTCGCGCGCTTCGACAGCTCGATCACCGACTTGGTGAACCCGGAGCGCGGGTTGCCCAGCGCCTTGCTTTCGTCAATGACCAGCATGCAGCGGCGCTGCTCGAGCAGCTTGCGTACTGGTTCCTTGGCGCGCGACCTGGAAATTGCCTCGTAGTTGAGCGCGTAGACGCCGTGCTCCCAGTCAAACGGCAGCGGGTCGCGCGGCCACATTCCAGTTTTGAAACAACCAAGCCCGTATTCATCAACGGCAACCAGCCAACTCGGCTTGAACGATTGCGGAGCGATGACGATGCACAGGTCGATGTCGTCGCGATCCACGTATTCGTTCAGCGTTAAGGCGGTTTTACCCATTCCTTGTTCTAAGTACCAGCCATAACGGTCCCGGTTTTCAGCGCGTCGCTGCGCTTCAACCTGCACCGCCCACGGCTTGAAATTTAGGTGCCATCTCGAGGTCATACATGCCGCCCTTGGCTTTCACCGTGGGCGGCATGTCGCAGGTGCCAAGTGGTCACGCGGCGTCCTTACCAAGGTCATCTGCGCGTTTGTTTAAAGCGTCGACTTCCTGTTGGAGTCGCGCAGCTTCTTTCCGCAGCTTTTGTTGCTGGCTGAAAACGCCCTGTTGCCGTCGCGTCTGGCGCCACTTGTTACGTTGGACAACGACATCATCTAGAATGTCGAGCGGCTCCAGCTCGTCGCCAGCGCAAAACTGCATGGCAGGCATGCCGTTGTCGTGGCGCATCGATAAAAGTTCCTGGCAATTCGATGCGATGGCCTCGATGATAGCTACCGCTCGTGCGGTGAATTGCTGGTCTCGTCCGTTCCGCATGGATACCTCCTATAAGCGGGGTCTACACCACAACTATAACTGGTGCTTACACCACTGTCAAGGTAGAACGTCACGCAGCGCCGCGAGCAGCTGCGCGCGTATTCCGTTTCGCTGCCGCTCGCAGCTTCCGTCGATGCGCCTGCTCGTGATGCGGAATGCACAGCGGCACGCAGTCCTCGAGCCGCTCGTTCCCCAACCGCTCGTAAGTGCGATGATGGACGTGCAACAGCGTCGTTTTGCCGTCCGCTCCGCATTTAGCGCAGCGGTTGCCCCAATGCTTGAGCACGCGGCGCCGATAGCGCTTCCATGCCTCCGACTCGATGTACGCGAGGTAATCAACCTGCGGCCGTTGCTTGCGCCTAGTCGTCACTGTTGCGCGGGTCCTGAATTGGTAATGCCAGTTGGCGCAACCGTTGCAGCTCTACATCTTGCCTGTGAATCTGCTCGTTCTGCGCCCGTATGCGCGCGACCGCGCACAGGTGCGAGACGCAATTCTGCACGATGGCGCTGGCGAGCGCGTCGTAGCCGGGGTGCGACTTGGCCAGCCGGTCGATTGCCTCTGCGAGGTTGCGCAGCTCGACGGTCATTCGCCTTCTCCCCCGCTAAGTAAGACTGCCGGTCGGGTCTTAACTTGCCGCATCTCCAGCCGCGCGCAGCGGTCGCGCAGCGCCAGAATCTCAGCCTGCTGCGCTCGCAGCTGGTTGTTCGTCGTCTCAACCAGCGTGCGGGTCGATTCGAGCACGCGCCCGATGGCGACCTTCATCGTATCGAATTCACGCTCCAGCTTTGCTAGCCGCTCCTCCATCCGTCTTCTCCCTTATTGGCCGTATCTTCGCTTCTGTGCCTTCCGGCATCACCATCGTGTGCGGACTGTCCCAGTGTGCAGCGCCTGCCGCGACCGCGTCCGCCGCAGCCTCTTCCCACGTGTCGCGCACGGGTGCCGTGTTGACGCCGTTCTGAAATTGATAGCGTATGGTCATAGTTTTGATCCTTCAATCAGCTCGTTTCCCAGTTGTCGCAGCTCGTCGGCAGTCAGTAACACGTAATAGTATCCATCGCAATTCTCTCCAACCATGAATCGCCCGTCCTCTTGCTTCACTACGCAAAAGATTCTCTCATCCATGCGGTTCAATATCGGACCGAGAACTTTTTGCTCGCCCTCTTCTCCACACAGGCTGACGGTCATTTCTTCCACCAAAATTTCAGTACGCTCGACTGCTCGTCAATCTCGACCAACCGACTTTCCACTAGTCCCTGCTCTTGCATCTCGAGCAGCTCGGGCAGCTCCGGTGCGTCGCGCCGGTCCACACACAAGGTGCGACCAGCCTTCAGCCCGGCAATCATCTGTTCACGGGTCAAGTTACGCGGGCAATCGGTCATCGCTGCCTTCCTCCGGGTTACTTATGGTCAACGGCTCGCTACGAGACACTGGATTTCTGCTTGAATTCGGCTCGCTCAAGTTCAACGGGGTGTTTGCATCTCTCAGGCTATATCCCATATCCTCCTGTCGTTGCGTGGTCGTTGACGGCGGGCACCACGACTGTGTTCCAGGTACGGTCAAGCGTGTCCTGGTCCGCGGGCAGCTTGCGCCACGACGCCTCCAGCTGCGACCATGCCGGTGAGATCCGCGGCGCGATGACGCTGTTGCCCATGCGCTGCTCGATAATAAGAAACAGCAGCGCGTCGAGCCGGTCCGCAGCCTTGATGATGTCCCACGACTGCGCCTCTTCCTCTTCAAACCGCGCCTCGTCCGCCAACTCGTCCAAGTCGCGCATGACGACCGCGAACCGCTCCGACATCTTTGCGTCGATAAACTCCGCTGCGCGCCGGTCGTCAATGATCTCGCGCTTCACCGGGCTGACGATGTCGCCGGTTATTAATTCGTCCAGGTCATGGGTCATTGCCCGGTACATCAAGTTACCGTGATCGCCCGGCCACTTGATGAGCCGCGCAATCTCGCGCGCGTAGAACGTGACGTAGAACGAATGGTTGGACACCGTGTCGCGCGTCAACGTCCACACGATGGACCAGCGCGGCACGACGCTAGCGGTGCGTAGCTCGGGCGGAAACGCGCGCTTGGTCACTCTGCCGCCTCCGTCGTCCGCAGGTCGAGCGCCTGCTCATCTGCGTTGCGCTCCTGGTCGAGCGCCGATAGCCGGTCATACACCATCATCGCGAAGTTGGCGATATCGACCAGCTCGCTTTTCGATTCACCGACCGTGAAGAATTCGTGCGCGACCTTGAATTCCTCGACCTCAAGCAGCAACAGCTTAAACAGCGCCTCAACCGGCTTCTCGCGCCAGTTCTTCTTGTGTTCGTTCTTACGGAGCTTCAGCTCCATCTGGTCAACGAATGCCTGCAGCGCTTGCCGCCGCTGCACTTGGTCGTCAGCGCGATAACCGATGATGGCGCTGTCGTCCTTGTCAGTGACGGCCTGTAGCCACGTCTGAAACTTGGCTGCGTCGTACACTGTGAATTCGACGCTAACTTTCTCGCTCATGCCTCATCTCCCCATTTTCACGTCATCTGTTGACGGTCCGTACGCCCGGATTACTTGCGGGTGCGGCATTCGCAGCGCACTCGCAGCGCGGCGAATGTTTGCTTCAAAAAATGCGTTTATATCGTATTTCGATTTCTCTGCATAGTCGCAGAACGACAGGAACACAATGTCTGGCCACGTCATCGACATCGCCTCGAGTACCTGTGCTTGTGACCAGGAAAACACGCGCCGCACTCGCTTAGTGACGGTCGTTATTTCAGGCTCGACGCCGATCGCCTCCCACGTCAATTCTTGCTGGTCATGATAGCAACCACCGCTCGAATTGTCGCCAATGTTGCCGACGCGGATCGGAAACGTGCGCAGCACCAGCATGATTGGTCCAACGAAGCGCGGCGGTATGCCAGCGTCGGACGCGGCTTGCATTACGGTACAATCACGTGACGTGCAATGTGGATAGAACTTACCGTTTAGGCTCAGCCCGATGCCCTGCGGCACTTCGACCAGGACTGCGAGGCCAGCTGCCAGCCGGTCGCCAAGATCCAAGCGACGAATAAATTTTCGCAATTCCGGTACCTGCTTTGCTACCAGACCGGATCGCAGCGCTTTCCGCGCGACGGCTTGCCCAACGCCCTTTCTGGTTGAGGCGATCTGCGTCTGTTGGCTGTTCGGGTCTTGTTCAGCAACCTTGCATTCCTCAGTAATGATGGCTGCATTCGGGTGAATGAACACGTCGTGCAGCATGTCGCTATGCTCGCTCATTTCATGCAACAGCACGTCCACGTCAATCACCGATCCGGCGTTGAGGTATACGACCGGCGACCTGCTGATCAATGCCGCAGTTGGCAAGTGATACACGACCCGCTTTCGTCCATTGTGCACCGACGTGTGCCCAGCCTGCGCTCCTGCATTGGTCGTTACAATGTCGAAGCGACGACCGATGGTCTGCAGGAAATAAGCAGTCCAAGCAGCTGCGGCGCCCTTGCCTTCGCTGCCCCACTGCCCGCCGACGATGAAGCTAGCTTTGCTTGGCTGATGGAACGTGTACATTAATATTTCTCCACATCTACGTAGTGGTTTGCTCCCAGCGTTGCGTATCCCGCAATGTCGAGCCATGGCTCCTGGTTGCTCGGCTCAGCGCCGACTGAACAAATGCGAGCTTGCTTCAGCGCGATTTCCTCGAGCGACAGCCGTTGCGCCGTCGACAGTAATTGCCAGTTGCCGCCCTTACGCATCGCTTCGCGTATCACCATGGCGATCCGTGCGTTTTCCTCGTACGCACCGTGCGTCTTAGCGCGGTCAGCCAACGTCACATCAATCAGGTTGGAAGTCAGCTTCTCAGCCACAGCAAAAGTTCTCCAGCACGAATCTCAGCTCGTTGCCCTGCTCGTTGTACATGTCGAAGTGATCTTTAGCAACGACACGATAGCGCGACTGCTCAAGGCTGTCAAGGTCGAACGCCGCCGACTTCAACCCTTGCCGCCCGCGGCCTTCGAACTCGATGAACGACAGCACGCCGCAACGCATTCCAGCTCGCGAATACCCGCGCAGGAATTGTTTCTGTAACATGGTCAGCGGCAGTTCGAATTCCCGGTCGTACTCGATTCGCGCGTACCGCGTCAATTTCACTTCGAGCAGCGCTGCGGGCGCCGATGGAAACTTTACCAGCAGATCACAGACACCAACCAAGAACCGATGCGACAATTTGTGCGCCGCTCCGCCGCTGGCGCGCACGACGTCGACCGTCAGCTTCTGGCAGTCAACCTCCCTCACTGGTTCTCCCCCGCTAATGTCTTGCGATATTGAACCCAGCCGCGAAAGTTACCGTGCAGCTCTTCACGCTCCCACTTGCGATGCGAGCCTTGCGCCTCATAGCCGATCACTCGCGTATCCGGCGTCGCTTGATGCTCGGCAGGCGACGCGTGCAACGGCACGGCCGACACCAGCCGATCGTACAGCCGCAAGTCCTCCTCCACTGTAGGCGTCTTTCCTTCTTGTGTCAGGTACGACACGCGAGCGCAGCGCGCAACTGACAGCTTGACCATCGCAAGGTGCTGGTCGGGCGTCACGACGCCGCCCGCGTTAACCTTGATCCAATCATCCTCGTTGACGTACGGCAGGTGCCAGTCGCGGGGCTTGACTTGCTTCGGCTCGCTAGCGTCGCGCGCGTCGCGTATGGCCTTGGCCAGCATCTGCATTTCCGGCTGAGCGTCGGGATGACAGCGCAGTGCAAAGAAATTGGACCATTCCGTCGAGGTCACAACTACGTTGATGTGAGCAAACGGTTCGAGCAGCCGGTTAACGATCTGCTTGTGATACCCGGCCTCGGCAAACGCTCGCGCCCATTCAACCGCCTCGGTTCTAGCCTTTATCCAGGCGACGTTTCGCTTATCCCCACCATGCGCCGGGTGAGCAACGATTCCGTTGTGCTCTTCTTTCGCCTGCATGCCGGGCTGATTCTTGCCCCAAAACGACGGGTACACCGGGTCCTGCTCTACGTCGGCAATCAGACGCTCGACCGGAATGGCGCGGCTCGAGGACGCGTTACGACTGAATACCCGGTGCGTCATGAACTCGCCGTGGATGAATTTTGGGTAGCGCAGCTGCAGCGTCGTCAGCCGAATTCCAGCAGGAGACATGCTGTCCGCAATAACCTTCGCCGTTATCGTCACTTGCTTTTTCCCTTGCTCCACGACACCAGATAGTCCTGGTACCATTGTGCCTTGCGCAGGTCTTCTAGTCCGTTTTTCTTGTTGGCCCGCGCGTTGTACTTGATGATGTTACCCTTCAGGAACCCGGCGAACTCCTCTACCGTCAGCCACGCTTCGAGCACCTTGATGACCTCGTACGTATTGTCGGCTCCGCCGTAGTGTTCCGGGTGGTCAACTTCACTCATCCGCGTCGCCTCCGCCGCTCATCGTGATCGGAATTGCGCCGCGGCCTTCCAGCTCTTCCGACGCGGCGACTAACAGGCGCTCCAGGTCGCGCATGTCATCGGGTAGATAGTCACACCATTCGCGCAGCATGCGCGGTATCGCTTCCTTATCTATCTCGTCTCCGCGCCAGCCGCGCTGTCTTATTGCGCGGTCCATGCGCTGCTTTTCGACCCACACCGTCTCGACGTGGAACGGGGGTACGTGCATCGACAGCGAAATGTTATAGCCGCCGTCACCGCGGGCAGAGACGCCGGGCTCGCCGGGGAGAAGAAACATGGTCAGCGTCACGATTGCATCGGTCATACCGTTGCATTCGCGAAATTGCCAGTACATGTGGTTCGGTGCCGTCATTGTAAAAAACAAGCCTCCTATGGCCAAGAGCATGAATGCCAGCCGCGGGGCGAACACGCCCAGCATGCCAGCAATGACGAGCAAAAACTGTAGGTCCGCCAGCACGGCCTGTGACGCAATCGGGTCGTTCATTTTCGCCTCGTTGCCTTGATTGGTCCAGGCGGGCGCCGCTGCTGAGTATATTCGGGGTATAGGTTGCGCTCGCCTGGGCCTGGGTAGCGCTTCCCTGTTTCGGGTTGCTTGACTTCAACGGCTCGCTGTGGGATGTTGGGTTGCTCGGTCTTGTCGGTTCGCTTGACTGCCTCGGATTGCTGCCCTTGCACCGGCTTTTCCGGTCCGTACGTGGCGATTGCCCAGTTCGAGCCTTCGCCCGCGTCCACCGTCATCGGGATGTCGAGCTTGATTACTGCGCTCTCGCTGGCAAAGTCCTGCATGATGCGCAGGCATTCCTGGTAGTGTCCACGCGCCTCCTCTGGAAACTGGAATTCCGTTGCGTCGTGGCAATTCAGCAACATGTCGAGTGGTCGGCCGACTGAGTCCAAGTATTCGTCGACTTCGACCATCTTCAGCTTCAGGATGTCGGCGTTGCCGCCTTGTAGCGCGCGGTTCAGGGCGACGTACGACTTGTCGCGATGCGCGAGGCGACAGCGGCGCCCAAGTAGCGTCAGCAGATAGCCGCGCTCCTCCATCCGTCTCGTCATCTTTTTCTGTATCGTGCGCACTTCCGGCATCGCGCGGAAATAGTCGTTCCAAACCTGCTCGACTTCGTCGCGCGGCACCTTGTACTTCTCCACCAGGACGTTCTTACCGCCTCCGGTGATGATGGTCTGATTGATGCGCTTGGCGTATGCGTTGCGATAGTGCTTTTGCTCGCTGGGCGTCAGGTCATGCCAGCGCCGATTTGCCGCAATCGCAACTGCGGTGTGCGCGTCAACGGGCGGGTCGGCCATGTAGCCGTCGAATAGTACCCGACAGCGCGAGTAATAGGCAAGCAAGCGGGGCTCGCACTGGTTGTAATCGACGCTCGCCCATGTCATTCCAGGGTCCGGCACGAAGATTGACCGGTAGAGGCGCCCGGTCTCCTCGTCGTGCTTCGGCACGGCCTGCAGGTTTGGGCTGTCTGATGATAGGCGCCCGGTCACCGTGCCATACTCGTCGCCGCGCAGCTGGTTAAAATTTGTGTGCACACGACCGTTCCACAGGTGCGTCACCTGGAGCGGCAGCGCAAAAGTGTCGCGCAGTACTGACAGCTTGCGGATCTTGATGACTTTCTTGCCAGCCTCGTAATTCTCCAGCCACGCCGCCACCATCGACGGCTTGCCATTATTAGTAACCGGCCAGTCAGTGTGTCCGTGCTGTTCCATCCAGTATCGCACGTCGAGCGGACTGCGCTCGTTGAAATCCTTAGGAAATTCCTCTTTCAATGCGTTGATGGACGACTTAATGTGGGTCTTCAACCACGTAAATCGTTCCTCGTCAATTCGAATACCCTTGACGCTCATGCGCACAAGGACTGGAATCAACCGTGATTCTACGTCCCAAACTCGCGTCAGTTCCTGTTTCTCGATCTCCCTCATTTGCCAATCGCGCAACTGCCACGTCGTCGTACCATCACCGGTCGCGTATTCTACTGCCATCGGGTCGTTGCCCGGTAGGCGCCAGAAATGGCCCATTGCTTCCTTCGCCTTGGCAGCCGGAATGTTGAATGTTTTGCACAGGTAGTCATACATCTGCGCCGACTTCTTTGCCTGCACTCCCGCGTCATTGGCACAAAACTCGAGCGAAAACTTGCCTTGCAGCTCGTCAATCAGCGGCGCGTTGATGATCGTATCCTCGATGCGCGGGCGAAATTTGAACCCGACCCGGTGAAGGAACTTCAGGTCGAACGACATGTTGTGACCGAACAGCGTCGTGCCCTGCTGGTCGAGCGACGCCACCAGAAATTCTTCACCCGGCGACAGCTTGCCGTCCCAACCTTCCGACGTCATCGGCCCGGAGTGACCGCCGACGTTTGCGTTGCCGAAATGACGGAACGGCACGTAATAACTGTTCTGCGGCGCCGGGCCGAATGTCAACACGTAACCGACGATGTGGTTCTTGCGCCAGTCGAGCCCGGAGGTTTCAACGTCAACGCATCTCAGCCTTTGCTGCCGCAAGCGATTCAGGACTTCCTGCAGTATTGTGCTTGCTGCGTCGCGCGTTGTAGACACGAACCGCTTCGCTGGGCGAATTGACGACGCGCCCGGCGACCCCATAGGTAATTCGAGTTGGCCCGCCGTCTCTGCGGCTGTGGACACTGATGATCTCCGGGTAGCTTTCACAGGCATGCGCTTCCACCTTCACTTTTCTGGTGGCGAAACTGTAGACCAGTTGCCAGTTGGCAGCTCGCAAGGCGCGTAATGTAATCTTGGCCATCAGCTCTGCTTCCTATGTCGTGCAAAGCAGTCAAGCATGACCAACAGCGGCAGTCAAGTCAGAATGGTACTTCATCGTCCATGTCGACGTCGCCGTCTTCCTGGTCGTCATCGTCCGGTCGCTCGTCCGCGCCGGGCGGGTCGCCCACGTTCTTCTTGTACAGGTCCTCTAACCACGCCCACTGTTTCGGCGAGATGAACATGCGGTCGCCGTACTGGTCGAACCGCTTGATCTGGTCCCGCACAAACGACTGTGACGACGGGTTGAGGTTCTTGATTTCGGGCTCGAGGCCCTGGAGCAGCGTCTCGAGCTTCTCCATCTGGTCGGCGTTGAGTGCCATCGGCGGGTATCTCCCTGGCTTGGGTCGCTTGCGTGACGCTATCATCACTTGGGCTTCTGGTGTACCACGGCACGCTCGGGCTGTGTGGGTTTCTATTCGGTCTGTGGCTCGCTTGTACCTATCGGTGTTTCACCTGTCTACGGCGAGCGCCCGACCGTGCCGCGAGTCTAAACACGGCCGGGCGCCCATCAACCGGCGAACGGGCCACTAGAAACGCCGGTCGACCCCCTCTTCACCCTCTCCTGCGTCTGCGTCACCTTCCGGGTCCTCGTCCTGCAGACCCTCAATGTCCTTGATCTGCAGCCCCTGATCCTTGAGCGACAGGTGCATGTTCTTATAGCTGTTGTACGCCGCCTCGTCCTCCACCAGCCCGGCACCGCGCATACTGATGTTGTGGAACGACTGCCCGCGGCTGTTGCTGTCCTCGAACGAGGTCAGCTCAAACTGCAGACCAAACAGCGGAGTGCGGACGGTCTTCAGCTTGGTGTTGAAGCGACGCCCAACCTTGATGCTCGAGCGCTGAAACGTCAGCACGGCGGGCATCAGGTCCGGGTGCTCCGGGAACGCCAGCACGAAGCTATACATCAGCGTCGCAGCTGGAGGCGAATTCGGATCGCTGGGGTCCATCGTTCCCCAATTGGCAAGCCCCGATTGTTGCACTGTCTTTGCCAACGACCACGTGACGGTCTTGCCGCCCTGACTCTTGTCGAGCTGAACGGTGAAATCACCGGACGCGGGCGACCAGTGAATTCCGTCGTCAGCGCGGGCAAGAATTCCACCGCCGCTGTCGCGTGGCCGCCACAGGATGTAACGACGGTCCATGTAGACCGGGACCACCAGCACCGCGGAGTCGAAGATCATCTCGGCCGCGGTGTGAAAGAAGTGCCCCGGCCGCAGCTCGTTGAAATCGTTCAGCTCAGGCGACAGCCCTTGCATCAACTTCAATCGCGGAACTTCGATGTCCTCGCGGCCGATGTTCTCCTTACCCATCCCGACATCTTCGCGCATGAATGCCGGAACGTTGGTCACGTTGCCGAAATCCTCGGTCTTGGCGACCTGCTGGCGGGCCTGTGCGGGCACCGGTCGACGCTCGGTCGTCGCGGGAACGGCCCGTCCTGACGTGGGGCGGGCTTCCGGCTCGCGTCCCTGGTGCCGGGCGGCCTGCTGTGCCTTCGAGCCTCCCGACTGCGCCGGTTGGGCTCTCTGCGGCTGTGCCGGTGCCGCACGTTGCGCGGGCCGTGCCGTTGCTTTCGTCGCTTGCTTTGCCATGCTACTTCTCCTGTGCTTGGCGGGTTACGAGTTCACCTATGTCAACTGGTCCATACTGATGTTAGGGCATTGCTCGATATGCCGCTTTGCCCGGCTCCAACTATAACCCCATCGTTCTACGAGTCGAATCACACGCGGGTCAACACCTTCAAGCTTCGCCTTATTGATCGCGTCTTGTCGCGCGTCCGACCGGCGCTTCTCTTCCTTTCTTAATTTTTCTAACCATTGTTGTTCGAATTCGGTTGCGGGCGGCTCCCGCCTATGCTTCAAGTCCTCCACATGCTCGCGAAATTCTGCAGCTGATTGGTCCCGGTGCTTTCGCATCGCAGCTTCAGCTGCCTCGTATCCAACAGCTTTCAGGCGGTTAGCTCGAGCTGGGTGCCGCAACTTACGTAATGCTCTGGCTTCTACCTGACGAATTCTTTCACGCGTAACCTTGAAATCGTCTGCTACTTGGTCCAGCGTCTTTGCTTCACCGTCAACGAACCCAAATCGCAGTCGCAGACACCGCTCTTCTCGAGCAGGTAGCGTATTCAACAATTGGTGCAGACAAGTGTTCAACTGATCCGTTATCATCAACTGCTCAGGGTCTTGCGGCGCGCCGTGCTCCCCAACCAACATAAGCTGGACGTCTTCCTTAGAAACTTCTAACTCACCGCTGGACCTCGCCAAAGCTGTTTCTAGGTGCTGCTCCGGAAACAGACTGAACGGTGGTAGACACAACGCTGTAGCAATTAATTTTACCGACGGCGCCCATTCGCCATTCTTCATGATTGGCGATCGCTCCAGCGCCAAGTATCTCAGCACGGATTTATAAGACGCTCCACTTTCTTTGGCAAGCCGTGTCGCGTTCATTCCACGGCCCCGCATTGCTCGCAGCATCGGACCATTTTTGACGCGAACTTGAAGTATATAGTCTTTACCAGTCGTCTTCGTCACTTGCATTTTTCATCTCCTATGTCCTGGTTACACTCGTGTTCGGCATGTTGGCCACGGTAAACAGCTCGGACGGCAGCTCGATGTTCTGCTCCTCGAGCATCGTGCGTGCAGTTGCGGACAGCGTGCTGGCGTTCACCGTCGTGGTGATGATGTCGCCCAGCTTGTTGCCGCGCAGCCACGCGTACGCCTTGTCCTTTTCCTGCGGCTTGATCGAGGCACGAATGGTATACGATACGCCGATGCGATAACCTTCTGCTAGCGGTACCGACGTGACGCCTTCCTGCTCGAAGATTGCGGGCAGTTGCTGCGTCTTGTACTCATCAAACATCGCGCGCAACGGCTTGAACCAGCTATCGGATTCGGAGCAGGTGATGCTGTGTAACCGGTGGAGGACCACGAAGGCTCGCGCCAGCGGTACTGACCCGGCTTCCTTCGCCTCTGCCATCTCCCGGCTCAGCTCGGGCAGCAGCTTGACGATTTCCGACAGGTGCCTGACGATCTGCGCCGCAACCGGCAACGCCTTGACCAGCGACGCAGGCAGTGGGGCGGGCGGCTCTTTCTTGCCGTTTGCAGATGAAGCAGGCTTAGATTTCAAAGACATCGCGGTCTCCTATATCGACGCGGGTCAAGCTAGCACAAGCTGCTCAAGCTTGTCAAGTCGGAACCAGCTCCGCTCCTACAGGCGGCAGCTCGAGCCGCACCGGGAAGTAAGCTTTCTCGATTCCGGTCCAACGCAGGACCCTGAAGTAAGAATAACGGGTGGCGAGAATCGCGGCGAAGGTGACGAATTGCAGATGGTCGCCCAGGATGAGCAGGTAGTCTTCATCCGGATCGAATTGCTCGGCGCAGAACACCATGTTTCGGATGAACGCCTCCGGAATCTTCTCGTCGTCTATCTCGTCGGCGTAGATGTATTTGTGATTGATGTAGCGGATTTCACCGTAGCGCATGGCGCCGGTCAAGTCGTGCTTGTTCTTCTTGTCGGAGTTCGCAACGTAGACGGTCATGTTCCTATGTCCTCACTGTTGTTTTGGCGCGGGCCTCACTCGAGACTTGAAGACCCGCGCCAAAGCTTGACGGTAGGGAAGCCTACCGTCAAGCAGCCTGTTGCTCGAGCGACACGCGCTGAGTTAGCGTTTTGACCGTCACATCACCAATCACGACCGGCGTTCCGTTCCGGATCATTGCTCGCAGCGAATTCCCAAGCGTCATCCGGAACATTCCAGCGTTGGCGTACTTCTTGGGGTCGAGCGCCAGCTTGTTTGCACGGACGACCTGCGCCAGATCCTTGCCATCGCGCAGGACCCGCGACAATGCGTTGTGGACCGCGTCGCCCTTGCCGATCGAATGCCGAAGCTTGCCGTCCTTCCCGCGGACCTTGAGCGTCTTATAGTCATACGCCGACGCGTCGACGGTTGCATGCCCGTTCTTCCGCTTTTTCGCCATGGATACATCTCCTATTCTGGCGGGTGGAATTACTTAACTATGTCCTATGGCGCACGTGATAACACAACGCGACAATCGCTGTCAAGAGCGAATACAGTTGCGGCGGAACCGGGGCTGGTTCCGCCGCGAGGAGGTCGTGCGGTGGAGGTTAGCCCCACACGATCTCGTGACCCTTACGGACCTTGGCGCGGAGCCGGTTTGCAACGTTCATCCGCTGCATGCCGATGTTCAGATGGGCGTACTTGGGGTCCCACACGCCGTTCACCAGGGCGAACCGGCGAAGCTTGACGCGGTCGATGCGAACTTCACCGTCATCACCCTCGGACGACACGTGGTCCGAAATCAACTTGGCCAAGTCGTCGCCGCAGGTCATCTTGAACGGACGATAACGGGTCTTATACTTCCGCTTGACGACCGACGCGCCCTCGTCGCTCTCGGGCTCGTCCTCGACTTCCGCCTCGTCCTCCCCGTCGTCATCACTGATCTCGTCGGTGGCGACGGTTTTGGACTTGCGGCCAAAGATCCGGCCAAGCAGGCCGGGCTTGGCTTCGCCGTTTAGCTTCTCGACGGCCCGGTCGAGCGCAACGTTGCCAGCCGGTGCCGTGGAGAGCATGACGCCATCCTTCCAGCATTCGACCTCGTTCTCGACCACGCGCAGCTCGATGCCGAACTTCTTGGCCTTCTTCGCGGTGTTGTGGTGAATCCGGATTGCCATTGTCATCTCCTATGTCTGAACCATGGGGCCAATCCCCATGTCGCGAAGTAAACCACAGCTCACGGCGCCTGTCAATAGTTCTCAAGAAGTTCACGCACAGCGGCGTGCAATTGTGGCCTCGTTGCAACACGTTCTGGTAACACTGAACCACTGATAAAGACGATCAACGCCGGTCGCTGCATGGCGCGGGCATAACGGACCGTCGCCCACGTTCCGGAGCGACGCTGCTCGATGAAGTCGGCCGGTGCTGCAACGAGCAGATCGGTTTCCGACACAATGACCCGATTACGGTCTAACGGCGGCAATGGCTGTGCGGCCCGGTCTGCTACCATGTACCCGCGCATGTGTGCCAACGTTGATGGGTGTGAAATGATGTGACCGCAGCCAATGCCGCGCGCAATTTCATGCGCCTCCACGTCGGCACCTATACAGTCACCATGGTGAAATTCAAATTCCGGCTCGATTGTCTTGACGTTCAACAGAATCGAGCGCACTGTGTCGCGTTGTGTAAGCGACATTCCACGGCGCGAACCGGTAAAGCCGATGCGAATCAGTGCCATCGCTTCCTCCCCAAGGTCAGGTTGAGCCGCGGCCCAATGGCATCTCCGGCAGGTGCTGCGCCGGGTGCGGCCAGCTCGGCAGCGTCGCCCATTTTTTGATGCAGGTTGCCTTGATTGCGCTGTACGAGCTGCCCGCGTAGTACAGCATCCAATAGTCGCCGTCACTGCTACGGTCCGCAATGTCGATCCAGCGCAAGCCATCCACGTCCACCGCCACCAACAGCGGAACATCGAATGGCGCCTGCTCGAGGTTGCTATTCCAGGACGGTTCGTTGGTTTCTGTCGTTTGCGCTGATGTTGTCGGCGGTAGAAGCTGCCACCAGCGGCGCTTAGGGCAGCCGCTTTCGCTGCACGCTCTGTATTCCCACTGTTCTCTGCCGCACTTCCAGCAACCGCGGTCGTGGCTCATTTTCGTGCTCCGGTCTGCTTCTTGTCCGCGGCGTGAATTGCCCAATTGTTCTCACACCATTTTGCGATGGTCTCGAGCGCGACCGTCTGCCGGTACTGCACGCGCAGCAGGCACAGGCGATACAGCGTCTCGCTGTTAACGCGACCTTTTGCTGCCAGTTCCGCGATTTCCTTCAAGGCATCATCAACATCAGCCATTGCGGGCCTCCACCAAACAAGATTCGCATTGCGATGTGCGCGACGCTGGCTGCTATTGCTACGACCAGCGCAGACACGACTAACTCGTGCACGAAGCTTTCCTGTTGCATCATCTTCTCCTATCTGTTTCCGGCGCAAGCAGCACCCACGCAGACGCAAACGCCAGTACGGTCAGCAGAACCACGCGCGGGTCCGCCAGCGTCGCTGACCAGAACCACAGCCCTAACAACATTCCCCACGTCATCACCGTTCACACTCCTGGCAACGTCCCTCGGTCTCGCCTTCCTGGTCGTATTCGCACCACCAGCCGCACGTATCGCACTCGAACAGTTCCTGGCCTATCGCCTCCAGCAGCGCCGGGTCGTTCTCTTGCCCCGGTGCTATTACGTCTTTCAGGGCGAGCGGCGAATTGCGCAGCTCGTCAATCACAGCTTGATAGTCGATACTTCCGCGGTCTTGCTGTTCCATCGAACAACCTCGTCTGGCGCCTCATACAAGATTACGTCCCATCGCGGTAAACCGTCTTTACCGATCAACTTCCAGACTGTCGCCTTAATCCGGAGCAACCGCTCCGCTTCCATCGTCATTGCCAGCCTCCCCTCTCCACTCATGTATTTCGAATATATGTTTGTCCGGAAGTTTTCCGTCAAACTTGATTCGCCCAGCCAGCCGTGCGACGCATTGCGGACCAAACAGTAACATCTGACCATGCTTCAGTGGAATCATTCCCATGGCAGTAATCACCGCGATGTCTTCCCGCTCGCGCCGTATCTTATCGCGGTCTACACGCTGTCTTGTCATCCCCATTTCTTAGGCCGTTCGTGCGATTTTGCGTGGTGATGGTCACAATAACTCGACGTGTGTCGCTGCTTGCGGCGCCCACAAAAGAAGAACCCTGGTTGACCAGGAATTCCTACCGGCCAGTGACACACAGTATCGTTCAGCTCGAGCAACGTTCTGCGCTGCGCTTGCGGTATGTCCTGGTCATTCTCCGGCGCCGCAGGCAATGGCCGAGTCGCTGGCCTGCGTACCAGCCGCTGCACGATTGCGGCCTGAACCGCGCCATTAAGGTGCCGCGCGCGTTGCGGTCGCCGCTTCATTCGCTGAAAGATTAAGTTCCCGCGCCGGTTCTCCAGCCCTAATCTCGTCTTCTTACCAATGACGACGTTCCTGCTGCGGTCGAGTTCCCTTGCGATTTGACCTGACGTGTGGCCAGCAGCCCACATTTTACGTAAGATCTCTTCGCGTTCTGGAGTCCAAAAGTTACTGGCCGTCA